AAGATTCAATCTAACGACAGAAGGCTTGAGGTCTTTTTTACAGGAACAGCGACGGTAACTTATAACACCGGACAAACAGCTACGGATGACGATGTGAAATCACAAGCAGAGATCATCGATGGAGGCGATGAAGTAGAGACATTCGCACTCATTGAAGAACTTGATCCGTTGATGGTGGAAATCGATGCGCCGACAGAAATGCTTGATACTGAGAAATTCGCTATTGTAGACAGCTCAACATTTCCTTTTGGAGTCACGAGAACCGTTGAAATAGATGGCGTGACGCTATCGCCAAGTGATGCTGAAAACTTTATTTCCGGAAATCATATATTCCCACTTCTAGGAGTAGACAAGGTATACACCTACAAGGTGCACTATGATGATGGCAAAGGCCTTGTACTCACCTTCGCCGATTATGTCGTTGTCTACTCAACAAAGCCAAAGGCTCAATTTAAGGTAACGGGAACGTTTAAAGAAAACAGGCTGATTACAGCAAATACGGATGTATCAAATGTAAATTCGGCATATCTTAAAGCCAATGCAACCATAAACACAAATTTCTTCATGGCTCGAAATGTCGATGGAGATAACAGCATAATAAAGTTTGGCGCTCAAAACACATCAACATTAAGCTACATCGTAAAGGCTGAAGCTGCTATCAAGATGGAGATGCAGGTTTCAGCATCAATCCCTCAGAGTAAGATTCAACGTTCTGACATTCCTTCCGGCTATCATACTTCCGACATCTATAAATATGATTTATTTGTGCTTCCGGATTATGAACCGGCTCTCATAGCAAACATATGGAACGGTGTGCTTACTAGAAATGAAACACTGGATTTTTACTATGACGCTGCGAGCGTGGATGAAGACATCATAAGTGTTAATTCCTATAAAATTTTCTACGACACTAACGGCGATAATATTCCTGAAACACTTGTAAGACAAGGAAATTATGCTGATTTTACAACTTATAAACCGGACAAGCTTGGTTATTACAAGATTGAATTCTACGCTGAAGAAACTTTTGGCCAACCGACATTACCACAATTCATCACAGAAGCAGATAAAAGAAAATTCACTCTAGAAAGAGAATTTTTCGTTGACAACCTGGCTCCGATGACAAAGATTTATACTGACATCGAATATAATTTTCCTCAAGCCGATGTCATTGTTTTGAACGATCAAGGCATAACTAGAGAGCTTAACAACACCATCGTCCAAGAAAGAGTAAACTGGATTAATGGATTAAGACAATCTGGTATTTTGGGCAGTGTTCAAGTTTGGGATCTATACACATACATCTATGACAAGCCCGCATCTACTACTCGAAATACCGGATCTAGTTATCCTTCGGCAACAACGAGTTTTTCGTCCGACGGATATTCTGGAACACTTTCACGCTATAGTGTAACAAACAATCCATACCAAGTGGACAATGGGTATTATAGAACCGTGACGGAATCCAGTACGGGTTATGCCGACGTTCCCAATACATCTGGCGGAACAGCAGTGTACGAATACAGAGCTTCGGGATGGTCAATGGTCAGTGGATGGTCTGGATCGGATTTGCCTAGCACAATGTCATATAGTAGTGGTGGATGGACAGGAACACTCAGCAAAGTAGGTGGTACAGATTATTCGGACCCTCCGCCGAGCGGAACGGCAGCTATCGGAACGAGGTATTACAGACAGTTTTACTGGATTGCGCATTATCAAGGCCCTATTTCAAGACAGGTACAAGTTTGGCAATCGAATTGGGTTTGGTACGACGATTACACCGGATACTATTCCGGAACGATCTACAAAAACGTGAAGCAAACCTTCACACCGACATTCAGAAACACAGCCGATAAGTACCTAGTCTACTTCGCTGATTCAAATATAAACAATCTTGCAGACGTCCAGTATATCAAGAACAGAGGTGCTGTAAAGGTAATTTTAGTTGGTAAAGCAAGCACCAAGGCGCAGCTCGCACATGATTATTATATTGATTCATCAAAACCTTTGGCGGATGTGCTAGCTGAGATCAACAACTTGGTAAAGACAAACAATCCTATCGAAAATCGACAACTGGTGCTTGTTGGCCAGACATTTGCGTTAAACAAGGCCGACTATGATGATGAAAACGATCCAATAACGCAAATCGGGTATCAATACGTGCATGACGCAAATTACTATGATAACAGCACGGGACTTGAAACCGGAGCAAGAGCTGCGTTCAGTACGAACAAGACTGATTATGTGAGTACGGTAAAAACATCATTTACAAAGCCAGGGAAATATACTATCTATAGACAAATCGTAGATGCGCCGACAGGAATGCCTGCTTATGCTAAAGATTCAAACACGCCAGCACTAGAAATTTTTGTGCATCGAAAACCAATCGCAGATTTCACTCTCGATTGGGATTATAATGCCGGTTCTGCAACCTACCTGACAACATGGGTTGACAAGTCATACGATTTAGATCATCAGTTTTCGGATCCTCAAAAGGGTATTCGTGATCGTAAGATCATGTATCGCAAGACATCCGGTGATAATATTTGGATTTATGCAATACCGAATAATCTTACATCTGGCACCTATGAACTAAGATATGCTGTAAAAGATATTGAAGGTGTGTGGTCCGACGATAAAACAATGATATTTACACTTAATCCTGAAGTGCCTATGCAATTTTCAGCAGAACTCAGATCGTCAATTCCTGAAATGCTGCTAACCAAATTTACCATAGGAAATGATGTAGAGTGGTATGATGTTTGGACACGTTTTCCATATGCCCACAGGCTCGATATTTCGCTTTGGGATGGACTTTCAAGAGTGACGGCGCTTCCTATTAAAACGGTCACTTATACCGGCACAAACGCTACGAAAATCGGTAATGACTACTACTGGAACAACATTAACTACACAATCCCGAAAGGGATTGGCCTTCAGGAAAAAACGTACCAAGTAAGGATAGAAGCTATATCAAATTCAAATCCAAACAATAAAATTACAATAAATCGCAATGTGACGCTCATCAATAACACAGCTCCAACTGTTAGTTTTACAGGTCAGCAACCGACTACGGTTTATGAAGGGGATACAATTAGAAACACGATTCTCCCAATCGATGCCGATGGCGACCGACTAACAATCCAGTACTATGTAGCAAAACCTGGTCAATCTTTCGTATTGTTCAAAACATATATCAACGTACAGCAAGGTGTTCCGTTTGTGCTCGATGATGTGATTGATGTTGATTCAGGAAACTATCAGTTTAGAGTTGTTGTAAATGATGGAAATGGAGGAGTAGGTCAGGCAGAAAAGACAATCGGTGTAAATCCTTTTGAAGTAACATCATATTCACTACTTCCAAGTGATCCAATGGCAGGTGACATGCTTTACTTTAATGTGGCGACAACCGGTTATGTCGATAAAATTGAAATCATCCTGGAATCTGACATTGTATCAAATGACAACCGTGTTTCCATGGGGTATAATGCGGTCAATTACCAAGGCAATAGCATAGTTTTCTCAATATCCCCAATAACTTTGACATCAAACAAAACGTATCAGTACATTGCATGGGTAAGTACACCTCAGTCAGTCACATTAAAAGGTGTAAGAAACCGTGCTCCATATACTTTTACGATCAGGGCTTGGCGTGGGGCGAGATATAAAGATTACTTCATCACAAGGGATATTAAAGGCGATGTAAGGCAAACGCTCAAGATGGGTATTGGCGATTGATTTATGAAGTAAAGCCAGTGGGAAATTTGCCCACTGGCTATAATTAATGGAGGTAAAACATGAAACAAAGTGATATTTTAGAAGAGAGTAATATTATGTTGCGATACAATTTAAGGCATCGAATTATTACAGCGATGGAAAGTTATAGATTGTCATTTGAACAACTATCTGCATTAGCGAATAATAAAGTTACACCTGAACAACTTGAAAGTTTTGTTCGTGGTAACTATCCAAATATTAATGGCATATACCTAATGAGAATATGTTCCATCCTAGGTATTAGTATTTCAACCATTGCTCGAGGTTATTTTAGTTATTATGAAAGCAATGAAGAAAGAGGTGCAATAGAAGGTATTATTAATAAATCAAGAGAGGTAGAATTATTGATTAAAAGCTTAGGAGGACATATGAAAAAAACAGCTCAAGATCTATTAACAGGAAATACGCTCATCGTCGGAGGGCCTGGTACTGGTAAAACTTATTTAACGATGGAATTTATTAAAGAGTTAGAAGAGGTTAAAAATTCAAAAATTCTAGTTGTAGATTATGAAAATGAATATGAAGAATTTAATGGAAAATTCAGTAATCTAAAATCATTTTATGAGATTGGAAAAGCAATTCCTGAATCAATTCCTGGTTGGGATAAACATACATTTTTAGTTCCAAAAGTAAGATCTAGCGATATGTATAATTATTTAAGAAATAATGCTCAAATTGAACTTGAAAAGATTCTAACACATGCACTTAATAATGATTTCAATTTGCTTTTCTTAAGCCCAAATGCTGTTTCATATTTTTTAATTGATCACATTGAAAACTATCAAGAATATTTAAAAAAGATTAAAGTGGTAGTACAAGTGCACGCTTTGGGTTTCTGTGCAGATGTGAACTTAGAAAAGTTCATGAACATCATTGTGTTTGCTAGTCATGATGTATATACTACTGATCTATTGAAAAAGACTTTTGAAATTGATGTAAAAAAGTTAAGTTATCAAAAACGTGGCGAGTATCAGGTACTAAAATAGTCTCAGGGTTATTGAAATAAGAAGTATTAAGGGCACATAAATTTGTGCTCTTTTTTACAACCATTGTGTTTACATGGTGATATCACTGTGATATAATGTAAGTAACAAATAATATATTTGAGGTGAAATCCATGGAATACGTTGTTATTTATGAAGACAGAGATCGCATAATTAAAGATGAAGTTGTATCCGGAAATGTTAGTGCAAGAATTCGTCAAATCGAATCTAGTGGAGGTTATTTTCTCCGCTTAATGAAGAAAGAAACTTATGATCAAGCAAAGGCTAAAAGAAAAAGGGTAAGCTCATGGAGCGATTGAATACTATTGACCTTGCACTAGAGATCAATAGTATCAGCAACCATCTCTCATCTTTATCTCACGAAATGAATAGGCTCATTCATCAGTTTGATTCTCATATGTTAGCGGATGAAGATTTAAAAAAACTCATCCTTCTGCTTGATGAAAATACTATTTGTCACTTCCAATCCACCATTTTTAATATCCGATCTTTTGATGCAATGGTTGAATTGATTAAACTCTCGGGAGGGTTATATGAAAAAGTTTGGTAAGGTTATGATAACTATAATGTTGGTCAATTTTTTACTAAGTGCAGGCCTTGGTCTTTATTATGCAGGTCCGGTAATGGATGAAAATGATATTGGTGTTCTTGATCTCGTTATCAGTTCTGAAAGTCGCAGCGTATTCAAAGAAGAAGTAGTAAAAGCAAACAACGAGAAAGCATATGGCATTGTTTCGGCTTTCTTTGGATATCTGATCGATGAAATTTCAGTCGATCCGAATGCAAAAGCATTTGAAGAATATAGCGAAGATGCGTTTGACTTTGAAGCCTTAATTCGTGAAAAGGAAAAAATGGACAAAATATACGACGAAGAATATTCCTCGAATCCATGAATTTAAGATTGCGTAAGGAGACATTTTATATGAGAATATGCTTTAACTGCAAGTATAAGAGAGTTGTAAATAGTCTGGACAAGAGTGAATCCTTTAAAGGAATGATTCATGCAAAAGACAACATCTATGTTGAGTGTTTGAAGGGCAATTCGCACAGAATGGCAGAGCTATACAAGGATTATTCGCACATGGTGTTTGGCTCGTTAGAATATAAGGAATTTGATTGTCATGAGACTCCCGATGCCACTCTTTGTTTGGGGCATTATGCTTGTTAATCAATCTTGTAAGTATTTATTATTTTGTAATGTAACTCGTTTTTGATTGCCTGGTCGCATCGATCGCCGGCTGCAGGAAGCAATATTGAGTCACAAATATTATTTTGAAAGGATGTAATTATGAAAAATTTAAAGCAAATGAGGTTATCTAAACTTGTAAATGATTCAAACCCAGACTCAAAATTTATTAGAGATATGATAGAACAAAGCATCTCTTTTGTTGAAGATCACACAGAGTTACTTAGTGTCGATGTAGTATCATTGGACGATATTTTTGATTTAAGACCAGATGAAATTATTAGTATCAACAAGTGCTACATTCAAAAGGTTATTGCATTTCACACCAACTTTATAGCTATTGGGAAATGGATGGAAGATGATGCAAAACTATACACGATCATGTTCGCTAGCACCAAACCCGATGCGTTTGTTTACGATGTAAAAAATGATTTTGGGATTGAAATTAAACGATAAACGGGATAGTCAGATATTATATTTTGGAGGTTTAAGTGATTTTTAGTGATTCGGTTATTGAAGGTATCAGTTTTATAGCACGATTACTGTGTTGGTGGGGAATATCCTTTGCTCTTATTTACATTGGATCTAAATTTTACTTTGTAGATAAGTTAAGCGTGAAAATCAAATTAATGCTTATCGTAGTTGTTATCTTATTTTCAAGAGTTGCATCAGAACTCATAGTATCAGGATTACTTTAAAATCTTTGAGCAAGGAGAAGTTCAGGAGATGAACAATAGAAATAAGGAATTATTAGAACATATCAACAAGAAGCGTGCTGCAAATGATAAGAAAAAGTTCAGATTGGCTCTTATAATTTCATTGATGCCAATTATTATTTTTGTTCTGTATCATGCCATTGCTGTAATATATGCTCTGTTTTTTAATAGCTAATAGATAATTAGATTCTAATTTGCCCAAATGGGCTTTTTTCATTAGGAGGGGTAATTTTGACAAGAAAAAAAGATGTTAAAAGCATCAAAGAATATGCAGCTGAAATTGTTGAAAAATTTGAACGATGGAACAATATACACACGCATGGCGGTAGTGATCCTTTTTGGCCTGATGGATCTAATCTAATGCTCATTAGAAATCATATTATCCATGCAAAAAGAGGATTAGAAGAATACTGCGAAAGTAATAATCTTGAGCTACCAAACGAATATTATTTCCCGACACCAGATGAAGTAGATCGAGATTACATGGCCAGAAAAGATGAAATCATTGAAAAGGCAAAAGCTGATTTTTCTGTTATTTCCAATGACGAGGATTTTAAATTTTTACAAGGCACGTACACGCTTATCAATGATAAGAAAGTCAGAGAAGAAGCGCAAAGTATAGTCCGTAGGCTCGAACCAAACTTCAACGATTTAGTGGTTTTAAGAAGGTACAACCGCAGTGTTGAATGGGATATGAAGCGCCTTAAAGAATTCTTGGAAAAACATAGAGATTCTATGCTGTTAGGTTTTAATGCTGCGGACCATGAAAGGGATGATGAAGAATTAAATGATGATTATTTTGAAGATGATGATTACCAGTTTGAAGAGGAATAACGGTTTTTCAATAACCAATACGACTTGAAAGGAGGAGGGGCATGCTTAACAAGAAAATTCATGAGATTCTAACGGAGATTGCTTTAAAAACTTATCCTGATGTTAAACACGTGAAATTCTACTTGGATATTGAAAACAGAGAAATGAAGTCATTTCATGGCGACTGGTCATTACCTTCAAATAGAGGGTATGCAACAATTCGAATATTCAATTTATCTCGTGGAACTAAGGATATCATCAAGACTTCTATTCATGAGCTGGCACATAACACCGAGTACTCTATCTATAAAAAAACTGGACATTCTAAGCGCTTCTATGAAGTTTATAAAAAGCTTCTTACAACCGCCATACACATGAATCTATTTTCACTCAATGACATGGATGATGTTGATTCAAAACATGATCTTGATATGTTGATCAAACATCATGGGCCTATTACACTGGATGAATCAAAAGTGGATGCTTATAAAGGCGACATCGCTATTGTGAAGATTAAAAATTCCTATGATATTAAAGATCAGTTGAAGGAGCTTGGATACATTTATAATGCTCTTGAGAAATGTTGGAACACCGAGATTAGTAAATCCGAACTTAATTCTCATCTTGTAAAAATCAAAGCGCTGACACAAGAATCAAACATCATTGTAACGGATTACTCAGACTTAAAAATTGATACTTATGGCTACCTGATCGTTTCTGGTAACACATACGCTATAAAGGACGATCTCAAATCTACTGGATTCATTTTTAATGGATATAACATCGGAACTAATGCTTGGGTGAAAAAAATCCTGATGAAAGATAAAGATGTCGAAATTATGAATCTTAAGAAATATGATTCTATACATGTATCGATGAAAACTATATAAGGGGTGAAAAACATGAAAAATCCATTTAATCTCAGCAATTTTAGAATCGAATCGCTCAATGTTGATACTTTTGTTGTCAGATCAGATAGCGAGCGCTTCGGGAAAGGTGCAATTACATTTGAAAGCTTTTCTAGAAATGATTGTGTAGAATATATATTCAATAATTCGGATCCCGTAAAGCCATCGTATTATGTCATTGAAGATTTGAGCACTTGGAGCTCAAATGCTGCTGTAAAAAGCAAGATTGAGCGTTTTGATACGTTTATAGATGCGATTAAGGCTTTTGATAGGTATCGTTCAAATCCTTATGATTATACAGATGAAAAGGCAAGACTTACTCTTGGCGTATCCGTGGGCAACGCCGAGGTAGACATCATTCATGTAAGGGGTGATAAGAATTGTCTTGTTGCCGATTTTATAGGATCTCCAGCGATAAACACCAATAAGTACTTTCTTAATAATATGATGAGCTTAAATAATCTCATCGGTATCGATCGAATCAGGTTGTATAATACTGGTGGATTTTCAGATGTTGAATACAAAGACTGGACAAATATGTTCTTTAAAGACGCATCAATGGATGAATATGTTAGAACGTGTAATAGCTGCAAGAACGATATGTTTGAAGGCTATCTGTTGGAAGTGAGCGGTGACACATACTGTTCGGAGGAATGTCTACACTTAGAAGTCTCTCCAGATGAATATGAAGAGTTTTTTGAATCAGGCGATGCATGCTGGACAACATTCCCTATTCCGGATGGTTATATGCTTGATGATGTGCAGGATTATAAAGTATTAGTTGATGAAGAAATGGATATGGAGGTGTAAAATGAAACGAGTTGGAACATACAAATCGTTCAAGCTTTATGAAGTGACGGAAAAAGATATTTATGAGTCTGGGGGCGCTGAAAGCACCTATGTTAAAGGTTCGATTTTGATCTTTCTTCCGGATGATGATAATCCTTCTTTTCGATACGAAGAATGGAACGCTGATTCCATGCAAGAAGCAAAAGATTTTATTGATAGTCATGAAATCAATGACGCTGAAGATGAATATGAGAGGTGAGTTTGATTAATAAGTATATTGGAGAAAATTTATGGATAAAGAAAATTATAATGTAAAAGAAAAAATCTATTTTGTACCATACTATGCGAATGGTTCCGGATTCTGGGGATTGCTTTTTTATTTCGTTTTGGAAAAAATATTTAGGAGAATAAGCTTAAAGAGCATTCTAACGAAAGTAAGAAAATTGTCTTTGCTATCCTCTTTATTGGTCCTACTGTTTCTTGTTGGGTGGTTTAGTTTTTCAATATTAATACCTTCACTAGAAGTATCTAATATAACTCTCGATGAGATATTTAAAAATGAAATAAGTCATGAGAAGCTACTGCGATTCAAGATTGAAGTTGATGAAAGAAGTTCATTTATCAGGAGCGATCCAATAAATTAAATTCACAAAATAGAATAATAACCTGAAGGAGAATTTATGAGTGTAAGAAAAACGTTGTTTATTAGCAATTTGAGTGATTTACCAAGCTCAGAGCAATATTATACCTCTAGAAAATACGACAGCATGGAGTATGTGAAAAAGAGCATAAAATATTTTGTCGTTAGCTCATTGATCGGCCTTTTCTTCGCATGGATATTAACGCTGGATGGAGCTTCGATTGATCCAAACATTAGCACTGGCTTATCACGTGTAATTATCGTAGCTGCGTTTGGATATATGGGATTTTCTTTCCATGCAGGAATGTCATTAATCGATGCGAAAGTGAGTTTTGTAACGATTCTAATACTATTAGTTACAGGGATTCTTGCCTTAGTGTTTGCTTTTGCAACTGCAATAGGATCTATAATCGCCATTCCACGTTTTATAATCAATGTACGTAAGATCTACAAATAATTCATGTGAGGTGTTTTTATGAAATACAAAGAAGAAAATGAAAAAATAATTACCGACACTGGTCGAGTGGATGATGACGTGCTACAGTACATTAAATCGATTTCAGCGATCATCGACTTTGACTTGTCCCAATTCGAAATATCTAACATTTACTCATTGAATGCTATTTTGGATTCTCCAGATCGTTTTATCAACGATGCTGATACTTGTCAGAAGATTAGAGATCTTAAAGAGCTTATTCGTTTAATGGGAGGTCTCGAAAATGTATCAAAATGATTTAGAGCGTTTTATAGAGCTTTTTAGTTCTTTTACAAAAGTAAATAAGTCAACTCTAACTAAATTCTTGAGAGACAACAATGTTACAGAACTTTTATCAAGACCAACGGATGTCACGCTCAATCCAAAATCGCTAGAAGCTATTGAGAACCTACGGTCATTGCGAAACCTTTTTGACAACTTAAAATCATACGATCGTGAGTATAAGCTTACAAGCCCTAAAGAAGCGTGCGACTATTTTAAGAATAGATTTGCCGATATAAGAGACAAAGAATACTTTTCCGTTACTTACTTAGACACGAAAAATCGTGTGATTGATTCTGAAATCATTTTCAAAGGAACTATTAATGCGTCTGCTGTTTTTCCAAGAGAGATATTTAAAAACGTTTTAATGAAAAATGCGCAATCTGTTTTATTCGGCCACAATCACCCGTCTGGCATTTGTGATCCTAGCAAAGAAGATATCGCAATTACAAGAAGGTTAATTGAAGCTGGCAATATCTTCAACATCTCAGTACTAGATCATGTAATTGTAGGTGGAACTAACTACTATTCCATGAGAGAAAATAACGATTTTGTTTTTGAAAATTCATTCTCTAACGATATCAAATCTGGACTTGTTAGTGAATCTGCTTCGGAACAATATATGTTGAAAGGGGAGGATGTAGCAGTGGAAAAAAAGAATAGCACGGAAGTAAAAATGTTATATGAGATGATCGGCTACAAGCTTGACGACAAACTTTGCTTCACGACATTTGAAATGTTAGAAAATGAGTTCGAAAAAGGAAATCTATTTGAAAATATAAAAGCGTTTTCAAATCTTCCGGACGAAGAGAAACAATTAATGGCTAATGATTTTGAAGTTAATTTTAAACAGTATCAAGATGATTATGAATGGGATGAGTTTTATCGTGACAATGTAGCGAATTATAATCAAATCACTGAAATTATTAATTTCGATTATACTGATATATCTGTAGATGGTCATGCCGGCAGATGGCATTCAGTAATGGAAGTGCCAAACAGATGGAGCAATGAATTTAATGAGGGCGAACCTTTTTACCTGGTAAAACATGATAGCGAAGATAAACCATACGCAATCATAACTGAAAATCTTCGTGTTGTGCTTCATGAAGCTCCAAACGGTTTCAGAGATCTAGATATGGAGTCACAGATTTCTAATGATCAAGAATTTGAAATGTAAGTTGAATTTTGATTAATCTTTGTAACTCGTTTTTTTATGCTGGTAGCTCATGGCCAATGCCTGGAGAAGGACATTTTGAGTTACATTCAATTAGAAAGAGGTGTTTATGGAAAATAACGAAAAAGAAAAAAGAAGAAAACGAATTGAGGTTCTTATGAAGCAATATGAGGAATTGTATGGCTACGATCACGTCATGAACAATTTCAATTATTTCTATGACAAAGCGGTCTCAGAAGAGTACACAGTAACTGATGTCTCAAACTAGAAACAATAACATTAAAGAAGCCCTTGGATATTAATCCAGGGGCTTCAATACATAATAGGGGGAATTTACTTGAAAAAGCACGAAATGATACATATGGTAGAAAACTACATCCACTACATTAAAGACACTCAGAGAGTAAAAATGCCATCTACAACGCTACTCCTGTTAAGAAAATTGATTGACCATATGAACAAAGATGGGTTCTGCTTTATAAAAAACGAAACGCTTATGAACTATCTTCAAAAATCACTTAGAACTGTGCAATCATGTACAAAATACCTAGAAGATAACGGATTTGTAGTGAAAGTTACTCGATTCAGGAACAATGGCAGTCAGAAAGAAAATGGTTATCAGTTGAAGATTGACGTCCTTCTTGGGCTGGATCATGAACTCGAACATGAAAAACAAAACCTTGAAAACAAATCGCAAGACGAGAAGATTGATTGGAATTATTATCAAACCGAAGCATACATCGAGGGGTGCAGAAATTCGCTCAAACTTATCAATGAGGATCCCAAAGACATCTCTTTTTCAATAACCGGAGAGCTTGATGAATGGAGAAATAATCTCAAGGTGAAAGTGGAGAGTCTTAAGCAAAGTGGATTATCAGGAAATCGTGATGGACCATCAAAAAACAAAAACTGCATGGGGAGGGTGCAATTATCTGCTCCCCCTTAACTATAACTCTTGAACTAGATATGGGATATTGAAAATAAGATAAAGGAGTTAGTATATGAGAAGAATATACAGAAAGAGACATGCTAAATCTTTCAGCACATTTACATTTATTTGCGTTTTGATCAGTTATTACACGTTTTACTTTTGGGGAATAGAGAAGGTAATCATGGTGGCCATACTCATGTTACTGAGCTTCTTTTTCTATAAAAAATTTCGTAGCTTTCGTACTAAGTCAAAATACTTAAACTCTGGCATGAAAGAAGTTGATACCATGTCTGGTACAGAGTTTGAAAACTTTCTTTTGGCGCATTTTGAGAAGCTAGGTTACAAAGGAAACACAACTCAGGCTTCTAACGATTTTGGTGCTGACCTGGTACTAAAAAAAGATGGTGAGATTATTGTGATCCAAGCTAAGCGTCACAAAGGCAAAATTGGCATTAAAGCCGTTCAAGAAGTATCTGGAGCAATTAATTTCTATAGTGCTACAAAAGGCATTGTTGTGACAAACAATTATTTTACGCCTGCTGCTGTTAAGCTTGCAGAAGCTTCTAAGATCGAATTATGGGACCGCAAATCACTTTCAGTCAGGATGAAAGCGTATATGAAAAATAAACGACTTTCTGACGATCATCTAAATTCAAACGAGCAATCAGGAGTAGAGGGGCATCAGATGTGTCCTCGATGTAATGCCAATCTTGTTGAACGCAAAGGACAGCACGGAAATTTTTACGGATGTTCTAACTTTCCAAAGTGCACATACACTCAATCAATTTGATTAGGAGCGTATTTAATATTTATTGCGCAGTTCTATATCATCTGGATGCAATTTTGATATAAATCGTTGAAACGCTGCTTCAAGATCTCGTAATACGGTTTTATCAATAAGTTCTCTTTCTATTGGTTCAACGTATTCCATTTCCACGAGCAACTGGTCATACATGTTAAGTCTTTCGTTGAAATAATACCCCCAAAATTCATTATCTTTATGCCGATTGCTGTGATCGTAGAGCACAATTGAACCTGCCTTTGCAGGTTCTCCCATATCATCGACGAAATCTTCTTTGAATATAAAAAACTTTCTTTTTGCCAATTGGAATACCTTCCTTTCTTCGTGTCGGAATATGTCGAATATTGTATTTTTTTATTTTATAAATCTATTTTATATGTTATAATGGCTTTAAGCAAAACAAAACCACCATTTCTGGTGGTTAGATTTTAAAAACCACCTACAGGTGGTCATACATATTAGTTTCACCCTTACAAGCGTTTCCTAGGCGTTTGTAAGTGGATCAAGTTAGCGGTCACTAACCTGAAACAACTCGACACTAAGTCTAAAGCACTAGACGAAATGTGATTAATGCGATGAAACTTTTTGATTTGATTATACCACATCAAATGTCATTCGACAATATTATTTGACGTTGATACGTGCCATTTCATAAAGTTTTAACATTTAAGGATGTTTCTGTTATGCTGTCTAGCTTAGTTCTAGGCAGCATTTTTTATTTTTTTGATAAGGTGGTAATATGAGATTAAAAAGTAGCATCCTTATAAAACTTCAAAATGATGAGACGATACAGTATAAAGCAGCTGTTATTATTTTGATGCATATGGCAAAGCGACAGAATAATAATGGCTACGTTAAGGATCTTCATTATTCTGAAGTCTGTGGAGAAACGGGCTACGTTCGTCAAACTTTTTATGATACCCTTAAAGCTTTAAGAACTGGAGGGTATATTAAATATCACCATCTTCAAAAAAATGGTTTTTATGATATTCAAATTTTGAACAACACCATCTCAAAAGGAGATCAGTTTTTGAAACTCAATGACAAAGAACTCTTGAGTCGAGAACTTAGAAACTTATCAACCGCAGAGTTAAAGCTTTATTTGTATGGTCGCCAGAGCTGCTATACAACAGAAAAGCGCAAGAAGGCATATACATCAATTACAGTAATGAGGTTAGCACAAATCATAGGAATCTCTGAAAAATCGGTGTATTTAATCAAGTCAATGCTTGAAAAAGTAAAGAGTAAAACTAAAATGGCAATAAACATCGAGGGAAATTCCGATAAACCGAATTGGCCATCAGAGATTTTATATCTTGCTTATGCAAGTAATTCTGAAAAAGAATTCGATTATGACGATTGCGGGATGTACTCACACTCTATTAAATCAAATTGTAGACGAGCGGGTATAGATTCAGGAGTCGATCAGAAAGCAATCATGGATACAGCAAATCTTATTATTCAGTACCACAAGAAAGCTGATCCGAACGCAATGTTAAAATTCATAATAGACACAATTCTAAAACGTAGATCCAATGAACCTAAATATATTCACCAGGTATTACGTGATAGATTTTCATTCTAAAAGGCGCTCATAGCGTCTATTAGTGTTTGTATTAAAAGGTCAACAAATTAGTCGAGATTATAAATAAAAGCGAACACAGGTCAAATTTGAGCCTGTGTTTTTTCATTTCATAGGTATTTCTGCATCAGGAACTCTTTTTTTCCTCCTTTTGTCCAATAACAATTAAAAATTTGATTATAAGTCCAATTGTTTCTAATTAATTTTAGATAAGTCCAATAAATATCAATAATAAGTCCAACAAAATATAAAAACCTTATTATAAGTAAAATAGTTTTAAAATATAGCATCAATTAAGTCCACTATTTATAAAAGATGAAGGTTTTGAACACATTGAAAAATTAAACTGTGAGCGGGAATTAAGAAGAGGATATTATTATTCTCTTTTATTATTAATCTAAGACTATATATACTATAATTCTTAGTTTAATATTAATCTCTCATCGGAAGAAAACTTCGTTTTCACCGATCTTTATATTTAATGCGGATAGAGTTTCTAACGAAACTCATTATTGATATATTGGATATTGAAAAAGAAAGTTTCATCTTAAATTGACAAATGTTAGCAGGTAATGATATTCTAAAAGCATTATAGGTTCTATAGTGTCTATAGGATTTTGGGAAGGAGACTTTGTATGAAAACATTTCATCCACGCAATTCAGTGTATGTGCCGGCAAGCGCTCCACATCCATCAAACACACAATACAAAGTATCAATTGGTGTTGAAATGTGGGGCTGTGATCCAGTGGAAGTGATCAAAATTCAAATGGTCTATGATGGAAAGGTTGAGGGAAGAAAAAGTCCTTCATATCCAATTAATACGAAAGATTGGCTAAATGTCCATGAAGCAATTATCAGCTTAAAGAGTGTCTAGTAGATTGATTTGAAAATAAGGGGGATTATTCATGGCGAAGAAAGAAGTAAAAACTGATTTATGGGTTTACAACCTACTGAAAGATGCAAATATTGATTTGGATCCACAAGGAAGTACCATTAAGGAAATTGATTTAGCACTAAAGAGCGCTTCAAAATCTGGTACGGGTAAAGTAGGGTTTCCTGAATATGTCGGCGTAGTTAAGGATTTTTTGATTGTCATTGAAGATAAAGCTGATTTGTCAAAACACGTAAAGCTTGATGAAAAAGGCTTAATAAGTACTTTGAAAAATGATGTAAAAAATTATGCTGTAAATGGTGCTTTATTCTATGGCCAGCATTTAGCAAAGAACACATCTTATAAAAAAATTCTTGCATTTGGAATATCAGGAAATGAGAAAAAGCACAAAATTAGCCCTTTCTACATAGATGAAACGGAGTATTACAGAGAATTGCCAGAAGTGGAATCGTTCATTTCATTTAATATAGACAATATTGATGAGTATTATATAAGAGAAGTTCTTAATGAAAACACTGATGAAGAAAAAGAAACAGCTGAAATCTTAAAAGATGCAGCTATTCTTCATGAAGATCTCAGAAACTATGGAAACTTAAAAGATATTGATAAGCCTTTGATCGTATCAGGAATCATGTTGGCGCTAAGAGAATCCGAATTTAAGAATTTTTCAATTGATGATTTAACAGGTGATACTGTTAAAACCGATGGCCAGAAAATCTACGACGCTATCAACTCTAATTTAAAAAGAGCAAACGTATCTCCTGACGTAAAAAAAGATAAAATTTTGAGTCAGTTTTCAATTGTTAAGGATACTCAGATTCTAAATGAAATCAATGTCAAATTGAACAAAACACCTTTAAAGCATTTTACAGAGTTCTTAAATGAAAAAATCTATAGAAGTATTAAATATTCCCACTCTGCTGAAGACTATTTAGGTAGATTTTATGGTGAATTCATGTCTTACTCGGGCGGCGATGGTCAAACTTTGGGAATAGTTCTTACTCCAAAGCACATAACTGAATTGTTTTGTGATTTAGTTGAATTAAAGTCTAGTGACATAGTATTGGACCCGTGCTGTGGAACCGCAGGATTTTTAATTGCTGCAATGCATAAGATGTTGAATCTTGCTAGTAACGACAATGAGAAAAAAAATATAAAACAAAAACAATTGCTTGGCTTTGAGCTGCAACCATATATGTTTACCATTGCTACTACAAATATGATCTTAAGAGGGGATGGCAAAAGCAATCTTATAAATGTTGATTTCTTAAAACAAGACACAAATAAACTACAGTTAATGCAATCAACTGTAGGCATGATGAATCCTCCGTATTCACAAGGATCTAAACAAAATCCAGACTTGTATGAATTGGCTTTTACTGAACATTTATTGAATTCACTTGCTGTTGGTGCTAGATGCGTAGTAATAGTACCTCAATCATCTATGACTGGCAAAACTAACGAAGAAAAGACTATTAAGGAAAATATTTTAAAGAAACATACATTAGAAGGTGTAATAACTCTTAACAAAGATACCTTTTATGGGGTAGGAGCTATGCCATGTATTGCAATGTTCACAGCAGGAGAACCACATAAAAAGGATAAAGAATGTAAGTTTGTTGATTTTAAAAATGATGGTTATAAAGTAAGTCCTCACATAGGATTGGTTGAGACAGAATCAGCAAAAGATAAGAAGCAACATTTGCTTGATGTTTGGTTTGACAGAATTGAATCAGAAAGTAGCTTTTGTGTTAAAACTTCAATTGATTCATCTGACGAATGGCTTCATAGTTTTTATTATTTTAATGATGAATTACCTACAGATGATGATTTTGAAAAAACTGTTGGTGATTATATGTCTTTTGAGTTTGCAATGATCATGCAAAATAGAGAATATCTTTTTGAGTCTCCTGATAGAAATGAGGGTGATGATAATGAAACTAACAGATAGAGAATGGAAAATATTTAATTTCTCCGACGTTTTTGATATCCAAGGTGGTTTTTATAATAAGAAACCACCTAAAGAGAAGAATGGTACAATTCCTTTTTTAGGCGCATCTGGATTTAATAATGGTATTACTGAGTTTTATACTTTGGATACTATAAAAAATAATAGTAAAACTGGTTCAGGAAAAAATGAAAAGATTGAGCAAAAAATATATAAAGGCAATTGTATATGTGTAGCAAACAATGGTGTTGGAACAGGGAGTTCATTTTATCAAGTTGTTGATTTTACTTGTAGTCATGATGTTAACCCATTGTATTTGAAAAATTATACCTTAAATGAGAATATTGCACTGTTCTTAATCCCTTGTATTAAAGCTCAAAAAATGTGTTTTGAATATTCTCGTAAATGGCGACCTTCAAGAATGAAAAACTCTAAATTTATGCTACCGACAAAAGATGGAATAAATCCTGACTGGGAATTCATGGATGAATATATTTCAGCACAAAAGAGGGATAAAAAAAATTCATGTACGAAATATATTAATGATAGATTAAATGAAATTAAATATAGGAATATTCCATTATTAAAAGAAAAATCATGGAGAACATTTTTTTTATCTGATATATGTTATATTGAATCAGGACAAGATATTTACGCCGATGAAAGAAAAGAAGGAGATATTCCATATTTATCGTCTGGTTCGCAAAATAATGGAGTTGGGTATTTTGTATCAAATTCAAATCAAACATTAGAAGCAAATGCCATTTCTATAAATAGGAATGGTTCAGTAGGATATGCTTTTTATCATAAATATCCGGCATTGTATTCTAATGATTGTAGAAAATTAAAATTGAAAGAACATCGCAATGAATATGTTTCTTTGTTCATAACAAACCAAATAATGCAACAAAAGGATAAATATAATTATGGTTATAAAATGGGAACTGGAAGATTGCAAAAACAACTAATACTATTACCGATCAACGACATGGATGAACCAGATTATGAATATATGGAACAATATATCAAAAATCTAATGATCTCAAAATATAAAAAGTATATAACAACTGTATCTATGTAACTCAAAACCTTTAACCGGCAGCTCGTGATCAACGCCTTCAGGAAGATGTTATGAGTTACATCCCATACAGGTTATTGAAAAAAAAGAAAAAAGCTCCTGGATTCAGGGGCTTTTCACTTTCTCTGGGATGTTTTCTGGCTTTCAACATAACGTTGAATGGCATCCATTGAGATTTCACCTACAGTTGATACGAGGTAACTATGGGTCCAAAGGGTGGGTAACTTGGTTCTTAATTGAGGAAATTCATCTCTTAAATATTTGGAAGTAATTCCTTTTAGGTTTTTAACCGCTTTATGAATACCTGTTTGCGGATCTACTTCAATTAATAGTTGCACATGATCTGGCTTGATTTCCAGTTGGATTATATCGATGTTCATGTTGGCACACGTTTCATTTAACAACTCCTTAAGCCGTGTTTCGACATCGCCAACTAGAATTTTTCTTCGATATTTTGGACACCAGACAACATGATATCTGCAAGAGTAGACTATATTATTGCTTGATTTATATTTTGAATTTATCATATTTGAATTATATACGTGTTATTAAGATAATACAAGCATGTTTACAGATTGAAATCTGGATATCTGAAAACAGACTCAATATAATTCAAATCTTCTTTTTCAATATCCACGATTCTGTTTTGAGTGGCCTTTATTATGAATAATTGTCCGAAGTATGCTGTATTATCATAAATCAAGTTAATATTATCATATTCGTTAGGCTGGGCAAGGAGATAAAATCCTCTTCCAAGTGTAACGCTGATCAGCGAGAGATTTACTTCATGCGACAAATCGGCTATGCTTTTGGATGATACATACTCGTACTTAAAAGGGCTATCAGGGCGCTTTGAAAATATATTAGGCATTATTGATCACCTCATAGAATGTATTTGTTGATGTGCTTATTATACTCGGTCTGAGCATCATTTATTGAAAGTTTTGAATAGATCTCTAATGATTTCCTACTTTCATGGCCACTATATGGCTGTATCAGTGCATCATCGATACCTTGTTTTTTTAACCAGGTGAACAAATAATGGCGCAGCTTATGTGGTGAAACATTTTTAGGGAGGTTGGCCGTCATAGAATATTTTTCAAGAATCTTTCGTATACCTCGATCGGTATATTTTTTGTTCCAGGATGATTCAAAGAGGTACACCGATTTTAATTTAAGCTTCTGATCTATATGAAAAGCAAGTAATTCTTTGAAGGATGAAGGGAAGGGGACAATCCTATCTTTATGACCTTTGCCATCGTTAATTTTAATCTGACATTCATTAAGCAGCACATCGACAATTTTTAAATCGACAAGCTCTGAAACCCTTATTCCAGTGTATAAAAACATCTTAATGATTTATCATATCCTGAAAATTCTTAGAGCTCCACACAGCGTCATAATAGCGCTTAATTTCTTCATCAGTAGGAACATAAGGGAGAGTTTTTTTCTTTTTGGGGATTTCAATCTCAAGTTCAGATCTAAGTTCTTTAAAAACAGCTTTCAAATAATCATAATCGGGTCGTTCATGGCGGAGATGCTTGGATAATTCTTTTGCCTTTTTCTTTGGTGATGTCCTCATGATCTGCTCCTTAAAAAGTTCCTATAATTGATAGAGTAGGAATAATTCTTATCGATTAGAGTATAACATTAGGGATATTGAAAAACAAATAGAGGTCCGTTTATATGAAGTTCCTTTTCTATTTAGATTTTCGGAAATAAAAAAACTACTGATACATAGGATTTATCTATGCTTCAGTAGTTTTTGATTAGTTGGGTATTTGGATTTTAGTGTAGAGCATCCTCATTTTTTTCATTTCTATTGATATTTACGAAAACTAATCTTTAATTTTTTCTCCAAAAACAGAAATCACATCTTCCTTCAAATAAAAATATCCATTTTTCGTTTTCATGATAGGTATAAGCTTTTTATTTTTAACTATACCTTGTCTTGTAATTCCGTACATTTCAGATATCTCACTTGTTACCAATAATTCGTTTTTAATAAGCTCACGAATATTTATATCCTGATCAAGATTAATTATTCTGTCTGATTTTATTTTCGATTTTAACTTGTTAGTTAATGCCTCTGTGCTTTGACTAGCAACTATAAGATTTACACCTTTATCAACTAATCTATCTACTAGACTTATTGTTTCAATTGATAATGCTGTGTAATCATCTATAATACACCAAATATTATCATCTTCCTTACATGATTCTTTAATGCTCTCAACATAATTTTCTAATTCTAAATATGTTGAAAGCAACATATCTTTTTCAAAATTATTTAGTTCATAATCCACACACATAACATTTGATAAGTGCTTCTTCAATAATCTTGAAATTTGTTGAAGATATGTCGTTTTTCCTGAAGCAGGTTTTCCAGTAACTAAAAATAACTTGCCATTGCCATAAATCCATTCCCTTTTTTCATACATAAAATCATAAACCAAGTAGTCTATTCTATCCATAATTTACACCTCACATACTTAATATCATAACATTTCAATACTAGAATCCGATTACCTATTATTTATTAATTCGCTTATACCCTTATTAAATAAATCTAGTTCATCCCATGAGTCATTTATATTCTTATTGAATTTATTAACTCTGTTAACAGATTCTAAAAATTTTTTATACTCTCTCTTGTTGAAGGGGATACCGTTTGAATAATATCCACCTTCTATAGGATGCTCGTAAAAATCGATTATAAATAGATCGTTCTTGTACAATTTTCCACTATAGTACTCACTATAATCATAATGGTTTAAATTGCTTTTTAGTTCTCTTAGTTTATATGAGGGGCCCAATTTTCTTTTTTTAGCTTTTCGTTTATTCATCGTCGCCCTCCTTTTCTTTATAAATCAGAAATGAATCTTCAAACTCATTCCTTATTCCCACTTCGATGCGTTTCTTATAAAGATAATCGTAAATACCCAATTGGGTTAATAAAGCCTTACAGTAAGCAAGTGTACTTGATCTCCTTGAACAAGCTTTATTTGATACAAACATACCATCTTGACTTGCGAATAAAACTACTTTCAGAGTGTTCCATTCACAAATAATTTCAAAGCCGTATTGAACAACTGGTAATTCAGAATACTCTCTCTCGTCATGCTCTACAAATACATTTGCATTAACAAATTCTCCAAAGGATCCGGTTGAACGCTTAGTAGATATAATAGCATCTATATTATCAAAATATTGAGCTACCACATTTACTAAGTTTGCATAGTAAACATCTTTATATATAGGATTAATCTCCTTCATTTCATCCTTAGATGTTGTTATATTCAGTTTATTTTTTTGTTTATCTACTGTATTTTTTAAATACAGCTCCTCAGCTAGAAATTCATTGATTTGTTCTCGGCCATCTTTAAAATACAAAACGTGATATTTCATGGGAAAAATAAACCGTGTCATTTTGACAACAACACCTTCAAATAGGTGATTCTCATCAATTGTGCCTTCTGTGAATATAACTACATCACCAACATTAATTTTATTTTTTTTCATATTTACCTCTTTCAATATTTTTTCTGAATTTATCCAACGTTACAGGTCTACCAGGATCATATTGACCTAAAATAACCCCATTCTGATTATGAAAATCTTTATTGAAGAAATCAATTGAGATAGCATTTTGTGTATTGATCATCCACGCTTCATCAAATAAAGGTGGGAGCATTTTCGCAAATGGTTTTCTTCGCATCGGCTTTCCATGCATTTTCAACCAATTATTTGACATGAATCTGTGTTCATAGTTTCTCTTAACCACTACGAAATCTGGCTTTTTAAAATCTTCTATACTCTGTGTTACAATCATCAAGATGTTTCTCCTTTCATCTAGGGAAAAAAGCGAAAAAGCCATACATTAAAAGTCCACCAATACACACATAAACCCCTTAGCATACATGAACTATGCACTTAAAATATCTATTTTTTTAAGCTTTTCAAGCGCTGATTTTATATCGGATATACCGTCAGAGAGAGATTCAATTAACTCTAACGTTTCACGATCCTTATTTTCAATGCGTTGATATTTATCCAATCGTTCCTTCTTAAACTTTAATTGTTCAGTCAATGCCGACTTTATCTCAAACACTTCATTAGCGGTAAACATAAACAAACTCACTCCTTCACATTTTATTCAAACAGCTTAATACCTATTAAACCTTCATCCTGATTAACGGAAATATTAGATTATTTCTCACTAACTGTTACTTCACCAACGCCAATATGACCAATAATTTTACACTTAAAACATATATTGAATTTAGGACTATCTTGTCTTTCATCGTCGGCAAGCCTATAGATTGGTTCGCCACATTTAGAACAAGTTGTTTGTTCTTGCTTTCTAGCTTTAAAATAAGATTTCATTTTTTCCCTTTGTGGTTGTTCTTCAATTTTTAACTCTCGATTTCTCAATTCCCAGTTGAGCCACGTTAATTCATCTTTACTCATTCCCCAAGTGATTATTAGGAAAAGGAGAACACCTACCCACAAAAAAAATGTATTTTTGTCGTAATGTCCAGTCCATGCATATAAAAGCCAGAACGCAATTGTAGTAACAATTGAACATAATAGAGCGATCGGAACTGCCTTTGCAATTATCATTAAGTGACTTGTTAGTTTTTTCATATTTACCTCTTTCTAAATTTTTTCTGAATATATCAAACGCTGCAGGACGACCAGGATCATGTTGACCAACAATGATTCAATTTTGTTTTTTGATATCTTTACTGAAGAAATCGAATTTAATAGCATTTTGTGTATTGATCATCCACGCTTCATCAATTAATGGGCGGGGCATTTTCTTGAATGGTTTTCTTCGCATTGGTTTTCCATGCATTTTCAACCAGTTATTTGATTTGTATTTGTGAAAATCATTTCTTTCAACTCTAATAAATTCGGGTCTTTTAAAATCCGCTAAGCTTTGTGTTAAGATGTGTTGTCTGCGTTCTTTTTTTCCAAGCTCGATTAAAAATTCTTTGCATTTTTCATTGAAATCACTCATATTAAACCTCTTTATCCATATTGAGCTTACCAAACCACAGTTCAAACGACATTCTCAATAAAAATGCAAAGTTCAAAACAATTACCATAATTTTTATTCCCCAAAAGAGGATGTCCATTATGACTAAATTTAAGAAAATCGAACCTAACGAAAGCTTTAATATTGGATATGCTGACGAAATAAAAATTACTAGGTTAAGTAAAATACCGAAGATAGCTATGAATCTTGATTGTTTTTGTCTTCTGGTATTAATCAAATACAAAAGTGCTGAAGTGCCTAAAAACAAACTCAAAATCATTACTTCTATTTTCGTGTAATAAGCAAATGACAAACCTAGTATTAAAATCCAGGTAATAATTGCTGTAACTGTAGATACCGTTAGAAAATCGTTATTTTTTCGCATTTGTGACCTCACAATCTATGTAGAAGCTATTTAAAAAGCGACAAGTTAAACATAATTAAGGCTAAACATATAGTAATAAATATAATCCAATAAAGCAGACCATCTATTTCGTACCATCGAGCCAGAAGATTAAAAGGGATAAGAACGATAATGGCAAGAGGAAACATGGTTATTGAAAGAAGAATTAACATACCTACAGAATCTGGATATTTATCATACATAACACCAATTAAGTATGTAAATATCAATAGAGCCAACAGCAATAAGATCAGTTTCTTTTCTTTTTTTTCTCTTTCTAAATCTATACTATTTTTCTTTTTCATAGTGCACTCGATTTGATTTCTTCTCATTCTAAATCCTCTCTTTCTCAACAATCTTAGTTTCTAGTATTATTTTCACTTTCATTAATCGTTGTCTTTTCTTCCTTCTCAAACATCCACCCATATTCTAAAACAAAATAACCAAAGCAAGTGCATTTAAACCAACTTCTTTGTACTTAGTATAAAGAAAATGCTTCCAAGGTTCCGATGGAATCTTATAAGATTTGAGTCTATGTGTAACTGGATATGCTTTTTTAGTTTTTGGTTTTTTACTGATTCTCAATTTTTTTTGTCTATTATTGCAGTTAATACAAAGTTTTGGCGTGTGTCCTAGACCGATTAAAACACCGCAAGAAGAACATCGGTCAGGAGCTTTTCTTTTTTCATTGTAAGTCATGATAAATCTACCTCGTATTAAAAGTGATGCTTCTTTTAAAAATATTTGTGACTCAATATTGCTTTCTGCAGCCGGCGATCGATGCGACCAGGCAATCAAAAACGAGTTACAAGATAGGATATTGAAAAAGAAATGTCATTAATACGGTTCTGATTCGCCATCCCAATAATATGGACTGTTTTCGCAAGATTCTTTTGCAGCGCAATCTTTACATTCAGTACAGTCTTTAGTTTCGAATCTTGAATCACTAATTTGTCGATATAGGTTGATAACCTCTGGATTTTCTTCATTGAATCTTTCATCATTGAGTGCAGGTATCTTAAAAATGCCTTCCATATCATTCATAAGCTCAGTAGCGTTAGCGCCTTGTTCAAACTTTCCTCGAATGCGCTCCAATGCTAAGTAATAGCTATTCGGATTCGCTTCAACACATTTGCTGTGAAAGGGCCAACCACCTTCTCTAATTGTTATTTCTGATCCTTCTTTGACTGGTTCAAAGCAAACTCTACATACACCGAGATAATCATCATTTTTCATAGCTCGTCTCCTTTAAAATTCTAATTCTTCACTATCTTCATTTGTGTCATCTTCTATTTCGTAAGGCCGTTTCCAGTACGTAGATTCATAGTACTTATAACACTCATCAACGAGTTTAACTTCACCATTGATTAGCTCATATCGATAACTGTAATCATCCTCTTCTGGAAATACTTCAATCATCTGTACAGATTCAATGAAGTATGGCAGTAGTTTAAAGAAATGTTCAATCTCCTGATCGTAATTGTTTGTGCTGCATTGAAAGGTCCAAACTCCTGTGAATGAATCTAAGTGATTTAAGAATTCCTCATCATCTTCATCCCAATCCCCTGGCATATGATGTAGAGGACCGTTAGGAATGTTTGAAGCATTTCTATATTTTCCAAATTCATGAAACATTATATCCGGATGGCTTAACCAATCGCCTGATGCCGCTATTAGATTAAAATTAGATCTAAATTCTTTCTTTACGACTCCTTTAAATCGTAAGCCAGTATATACACCACTCATGCCAATCCTCCTACCAAATTTGATTTTTAAACCAGTCATAATAGCTATTTACCGTACTTTTTGTAAGATTGTAAATGCTTGCACATTCCTGAAATCCTTTTTCTTCAACATTTTTAATAAATTCCTGTTTCATTTCATCGGTCCAACGAATAGTGCCTTTTGGAGCATTGATAACTCTATTATTTGGTATTACAAGATCATCAATTGTAATATGAAAAAATACGCAAACTTTCAAAGCAAATTCAAAAGAAAGTTTACAAGGATTTGCTTGGTTGTAGAAATTTTTTAGCTGACTTTTTGACACACCTAGCATATCAGCAATATATTTTAAGTTAAAATCACTGTTTTTGACCAATTCATACAAATTGTTTTTAATAGACTTGTTGTCTGCATTATTTAATTTATCTATTAAAGATAGAATTTCTTCATATTTCATAATCGTGTCAATCCTCTTTTCTTATCAAAAATAGTATATCAAAACCACACGTTATGTCTCAGTAAACATTTTATTCTTGTAATGCTTTTTACAAATAATTTTCTATATTTTAATGTGAAGGTGAAGAGGGCGGTTTTTAATTGTTGATTACAACTTCTATTGATTTGCTGTCTTGAACAGTATATCTGACTGGAATAATGATGACTTGGCCAGGATATATTGGATCGTCTTTTAGATTGTTGCTTGTTTTGATTTCGTGTATTATTTGTCGAACGTCCTCGTTGTAGTAGTTGAAATTTTTCGCTATATCCCAAAGAGTATCATTTGGGACGACTGTATATATATGATGTCTTGTATAAACCTCTTCTTTTGTGTTAAAATTATTGATGAAAGAGGTAATTGTGATTACAATGAGTATCAGTAGAGCGATTGAGCGAATCCTTCTAAATGTTCTCTTTTTCATATTTTATCCTTTCTTGGAGGCAGGTGCGAACTGCCTTCTTTTATTTTTTTGTAGAAATTCAATTGTTGGATCTTCACCTTCAGATGAAACATGTTTAGTAAATGGAGATTTTGCATAGTTTCAATTTGTCAACCATTTTTACCCCGTATTTATGTGGGTTTTTTTACTTTTTATTATTTGATAAAATACAACTACTTGCGCCAAATGCATAATCTTGCTATTTAGTCAGATTGGGATAGAGATGCTGCTTTTTTAAAAACATACTCCAAATTTCGTTTCATTGTTTCCAGTTCACTTAAAAGATATTGTTGTTTTACAATTTCTTTGTTGGTCTGAAGCAGCCTTTTCTGCTTTTCTGCTAATTGTTTTTCAATATCCGGAATGCTCGTCATTGCGAAAAGGACCATATTTTCAAATTTTTCATTAAACCCGTCGCCTTTTTGTGATTCAACGAAATTCCGAACAGTTTCTGTCATGCGAATGCTCCTGCTGTACTCTTTTTTTTCCTTCATGTCATACCTCCATTTTGTGACTCTATTTCATGTTGATTTCCAGGTGATCGATCTTATTTTTGAGTTACATTATGTGTTTATTAGACCTTCTTTAATTTTTTTGATTATTGCTTCTAACAACGGTTCGGGGATTCTAAAATTTTCATTTTCGAATATATTGGTCTTGATTTTCCCATCGTTATCAATAAACTCTGTGAAGTTTAAGGCCAATACTTCGATAGTTCTACTTACATAAACCAGATTGCACTCTTTGGTTTTTTTCTCAAGGATTGAATATATTTCTGGGGATACAGCTACTCGCTTATGTTGTTTCTTCAATTTATCACCTCCTGATGAAACACATCCCTTATAGAGTAATTATATCACACTTATGTACACCTTTCAACCATTTGTGTACACCTTTAGTGTAATTGATTAGTTAATATTTATTATGTTATAATATTTTTTCTCTCTGACGAACGATTATCCCATCTTTCTACCGAAAGGAGGTGATAATTGTGTGTTCAAATAATGAGCAAGAAAATATGCATTTTGAATTGTTTTTCAAAGAGGAAGATAGAGCAGAATACAACAATACTAGAAAATACTACAGACATAATCGCAGCTTAGATAAAATACGTATCAATTTACTATTTACACATTTCGACATTTTGGATTTTTTCGATCTGTTAGATCAAATAGATAATGCAGCTCTGTTTAGGGCATTAAAACAACTCAGCACTATTGATCTTCAGATAATCAAACTAAAGTATATGCACAAATTTACACTAATCGAAATAGCAAATATTCTAAATATGAATCCCAACACAGTAAAAAAGAAGCATTCGAGAGCAATTAAGAGAATAAGCAAGATAGTTAAAGAAAAATAAGTATAATTGCATTTTTTGGTTGTTTTTAGTTTATTTTTTGCTATAATTAAATCAAGGGGTTTTTGTTGAAATTTCGTGTTTGGTGTCCCTTTTTTGGTCTTTTGCAGGCTATATATATGTAAGGGTTTCTAGAAAGGATTAGCTATGAACAAAACAAACAATAAATTTTCTGCAAAAAAACGCTTAATTAAAATGCAAATTAACAACCAAATCAAAAACTTAAAATGCAAAAATTGTAGATTCCGCAACAAAATTAGACGAGAGTGGTGCTATTTACATGGCAGACGTCTTTTGGACATTGGTAGTCATTGTACTATTGATCCAAATAACATCTCGCAAAATCAAATTCAAATGTTGTGGAAACGCAAACTAATGAATCGTTCAGTCAGATAGCAATCTCAAAAGAGATTCTTATAACGGTCTTTGAAAATGAGCATCAGCTCGTGCGATGACTGTCAGCTAGTGATAGTTGATGTGAGTACTATATAAATCTGAACTCAATTAAAGGTGGGAGCGTCGCTTGCAATGACCTGTCATTTTGACGGAGAGCAATTAAAGATCAACAAATTATACATAGCAATGTATATGCGAAGATCACCGATAATTCAGCAGACTTTAATCGTCATCATCGATGTAGCGAGATTAGGGGAGGGTCCATGGTGTTTGCCTGGATACTGTAGTCTGGGGCCTAGCAAGCTCATTCAGATTTTTATTAACTGTTTAGGTGGAGTGCCTTTTAAGAGGTGCTCCATTTTAAATAGAGAATGGAGGGGTTTCATGCAAGACAAGCTTATGGTATTCGTAATCAAATTGGCATTGCTAAACAAGTTGTTAGGGGCTAATAAAATTACAATGCGTGAGTATATTGCAGTTAAATCAAGCTTAATGCGAAAATATAACGTATTTTAAGAGTTGCACTTCTCGTTTGTGTTCCTGTACCATCTAAGATAAAGCTAGGGTGATATCCTATAAGAACACGGAAGGGTGATTTGTCAAATGAATAATGTGAAAGTAATTAGCGCTACAGAGGGTAGAGTTAATAGGCTCTCGGCAATTCAAGTAAACTTGGTCCGTGTGGCCGCTTATTGCAGAGTTAGTACAGACTCTGATGAACAACTGCTCAGTTACAATTCTCAAGTCATACATTATAGAGACTTGGTTAATTCAAAATCTGACTGGCAACTGGTTGATATTTATGCCGATGAAGGAATAAGTGGAACTCAAGTTTTCAAGAGAATCGAGTTTCAACGGATGATAAACGATGCAGTAGAAGGTAAGATAGACCTGATTATCACAAAATCTATCTCCAGATTCGCAAGGAACACACTGGACACACTGAAATACGTAAGATTACTAAAAGAGAAAAACGTTGCTATTCTTTTTGAAAAAGAAAACATTAACACAATGACCATGAATGGTGAAATGTTACTCGTCATTTTAAGTTCATTAGCACAGCAAGAGAGCGAGTCGCTTTCAGCCAATGTGAAAATGGGGCTTAAAATGAAAATGAAGCGAGGTGAACTTGTAGGATTTCACGGTTGCCTGGGATATGATTATGATCCGATTTCAAAAACGTTGTCCATAAATGAAAAAGAAGCGAACATTGTAAAATACATATTTGATAGATATGTGGATGGTGTAGGTTCTTCAGTAATAGCAAAAGAGCTTAGATCACTAGGATATAAAACAAAAAAAGGGAACGTCAACTGGACAGAAGGCTCAGTTAGGAGGATATTGAAAAACGAAAAATATAAAGGAGACCTTCTTCTTGGAAAAACATTCACAGTTGATCCAATTACACACCGTAGGTTAGAAAATATGGGTGAAGAAGAAAAATATTACATTGACGAACATCATGAAGGGATTATTTCCGATGATCAGTTTGATGAAGCCCAGCGCATCCTCAACAAAAGAAGTTTGAAACATAATGGCAAGGGTCGCAATGATAAATACAGTCGTAAATATGCATTCAGCAGCATTATCAAATGTGCTTATTGTGAATCAACAGCTATCAGACGCACCTGGCATGCTAAGTCTGATCATGAAAAATTTGTATGGAGCTGCATGCGAGCTGTTAAGTATGGTAAATCCAATTGTCCTCACAGCAAAGGTGTAGATGAAAAAGAAATTGAACTTTCCTTTATCAAAGCATTCAATACACTTTGTAAAAGCAATAAAAACATAATTGAAGAGTTTTTAAAAGAAATGGAAGACACACTGGTTAATTTAGACGTCAACAAAGAAATACTTGAGATTGATAAATCCATTGAAAAATGTGAGAATAGCCTTAACAAACTAATTGACATGCATCTTGAGGAAATAATTGATAAATCTTCATATGAGTCAAAATACAAAGAGTTGATGGATAAAATTGGTGTCTTAAAATCTAGTCGATATGATTTGGAAAAATCAGTTGATGAGAACAACGACATCAAAAAACGTATTCAATCATTTAAGCTTATATATGATAAAAACGAAGCGCTTGCTGATTTTGATAAAAACATATTTGATAGCGTTGTTGAAGAAGTGATCCTGGGAAATGATTCTGATGATGAACGTGATCCATATTATTTGACTTTTGTTTTTAAAACTGGCCTTAGAATGGAGGGCAGCGCAAAAGAAAAAAAGTTTGATGCTTCGCTCGACGAAGTGTATTCTTATACCCTACACGAGCCATGTTGAGTGTGTTGTCTTGATGTCAAGGGTGGAGAAATAGGGTTATTCAAAACACGGATAAATAAAGGGCTTCCTGACATTGAACTTTTCTCACGGCTACTTTGCCGTAGATGTTAATGTCGGGAGACCCTTATTTTTATTCTTTGAGAAAACATATCAACTGCCCTGAAAGCGATAGGGTCGAGTTGACAGATTAGATTTTTTATTGAGGTTGAGGAGACAGGATAGATGCATTATTTAATCTTCTCGTACAGCATCTGTATCGAAAATCCTATCCAGTTCCTCGTTTGATGTTATGCCACGAACTTTATTCCTAATCGTTGTTTTTCCCATATCTAGTCGATAGAAATGTTCACGACCATCTACACCTTTTTTAAGTCGAATGAGCTGAATCCTGCCAAATATATCCCAATGCTTCTCTGCGAATTTTGCTAAACCCACTGCCTTAGGATAATTGTCTTTTCGGCTAGGATCGTGTGGTTCTAAAATATCAAAAACATAACCTTGTGCATCAGATCTAACAATAACTAAATCCGGGAACATAGGAGTGGTGACACCGCTGACTTCGTAAGGGATTTCTAGTGACCACTTTTTGCGGTCAAGATTACGTAACCAGCATACAGCACCATTGTTAAGCTCTTCTGTAACAACTCCGCTTTCCCATGGATTCAGTGATGTTTCAAATGTGCCATCCTCAGAACAATAAAGATGCTGCTCAAATTTTATGCTATTATCTGGTATAGAAAAATCGATTGAATCTGGTAGTATCCATGGTACAGATATCGGTTGTACAGAAGCATTAGTTAATCTTTCATAGACATTCTTTCGTGCCTCGCTAAGTCTAGCAATGGATCGCTTGTTGTTTTCGTACAGTGTTATGAATTCTTCCTCAGCATAGTCATTAATCCTTTCCATTGCATCAGTATCATGTGTAAGAATGATGATTTCTTTTTTTACATCAATATGGTCTCGGGTACTATGACGAATCCAATATTCCTTGTGTAAACCCTCTCCCAACAACTTTCCGGCTTGCTCAAAATGTCGGGAAATATCAAAATCGGACATGGTCATTGTCTGTGTTTCTTCATCAAAGGAATAGGCATTGTCTCCGTATTCAAATATCAGTGTACCGAGAGCAAAACCAGTAATTGAAGCCCCTCGAGTGTCAAAGTCTCCGCTTTCTTTTATCCGTGATATCTCATCATCCATTTTTGATAAAACTGCATTTTTAACAGCTTTCTGCGCCCCTAAGTCGATACCATCCATTGTCAGCGCACGGGAAAGCTGTATTAATAATTTAAGTGGTGCCTGCTTTCGAGATGAATCTATCCGATAAGTTATGAGGTTATCCATTGCCTCAAATACATCGGAATAGGCAAGGTTTCGTCCAAGTGTAACAAGCTCTTTACTGGTACCTGTTTCAGTGGGCATAGCAGCCTCGCTGTCACGCAAAGCATTGACTACATTTTTCACTGTTTCTTCATCAAAGTATGGAAGAAATAGGCTGACACTATTAAGCTCTGCGTCGGAAGAAATCCGTCTTGCCAAAGGCGTACGTATCATACGTCCCAGCAACTGAGCGATATAAGTATAATCTTGTGCACTGCGGAATGACATCATCGTTTCAGCTCGTGGGCAATCCCAACCTGTGGAAAGATTCATTTTGAAGAATACGATTAATACACTTTCATCCTCCTGAATTCGAGAGGCTTCAATTTGCTGAATTTCAACGTCACGTATTTTAAGAGTTCCATGGTCATTGAAAGTATGTACCGCTTCTCCAGGCTGTAATTTGCGTCCCAGCGTTTCTTCTAGTAAATCGATGCAAGCCCCCAAATCGGTTTGGGTTGCTATACGATCATTTCCATCTTCAACTTGAATAACAAGAATAGGGTTTATCACTTTTTCATCTTCGCGCTCACAGTAAGTCTTCCAATGAGTGCATTTTTTGCGCCAATTATCAACTGCCCCTTTAAACATGGTCATATCAGCATTGAATTGAATATCTGGATAGTGAATAATAATTCTATCTTTCAAAAGACCTGACTCACGAACATGCTCAGGTGGAACGATGACTTTTTGAACCGTTGAAGTCGTTCCGGCAATTAAGTTATCAAATCTCTGAGGGGTTGCAGTTACACCTATAACTAAAGGCATGACGCAAAGACCGTCATCTTCACTACCCTTAATGAATTTTTGCATGATAGATTGAGCCTTATTTTCTGCTTGCACAGAGGTATAAGTTCCTCTATGTGCTTCATCTATCACCACATAAAACTTTTTAGGAATCTGTTTTGCAGTATTAGTAAGGGTTTCCCATATAGAATACTGACGCTTATCAGATGTTGAAGTCAGTAGCTTATCAGAACCTAGTTTTTGTGTATTTAGAAAATAAACGCAACCACCTTCGAGATACTCAGCACTAAAATTTGAATCTATAGTCACTAAGTCTCTAACACGGATTTTATCCGACTTGCTTTCAATTTTTAGCCGTGTTTGCTCATTGAGCTCTGGTGAATCGGAAAGCCAAACAAAAACTGAATCTGGATCTCCGATGTTGTCCTCGTTACCATAGAGTATTTCCTCAAAAAGAGTCGTCATAATAATAGTTTTTCCCGAACCAGTAGGTGCGGAAAACGAGATTATCTGAGGCTTATTTTCACGCCACACTGCATGAGCATCTTTAATTGCAGAATGCAGTTCACCAAGGGCTGTTTCCTGAAAAGGAAATAGTATATCTCTCATTTATGAATCCCTCCTGCTCCCTAATACAAAGTTATCGATGTAATCACGATATAGTTGGTATGTGTTATTTGCTTTAACTCCCGAAGTCATTTCGCGGAAGGCTTCCTCGGAGTTGGTGACGAAATAGATAACTCTAATATTATCTTCCTCCGAAAGTTTTTCAGCAAACTCAGCATACTTTGTTTCATCAATTAGAATAGCGAAGCCGTTCTGCGGTAGAATTAACATTTCCGGTTCCTCATTGCTACTTACTTCAGGCCGCTTACCGATTGCACCAGATTTAAGCCAAAGTAAGGGTAATATTTCACGGAACTGTTGCCCCAGTGACACGCTGGTTTTATCCAAGAAATCCAGCTTGTAGTATTCTACGTTGGTTGGAAAGCCTTCGCTCATTGGACGCTTAACTTGTGATGTTACATTTATAAGGCCGAGCAAGTCGGAAACCTTCGCTTTAATTCTCTTGAATACCGCTGCTTCCTTAACAACAATGTAAAAGTCTATGATGTGGTCTTGACCTTCCAGCTCATCCAACCATTCATCAACAGCATTTACATCAAAAAGAATCGATGCCGTATGTTTATCCGAAACGATGAATTTACTATCCGCTTTTACCAACGTTTGTGGAAGTTGCGTTTTTCCTTCCTTGCTACGAAGCAAAGAGACAAGCTGCTTCTTGGCACTGCTCTTTAGAACTTCGAAGTCTTCAGCAAAGCCAAGTTGATAGAATGAGCGTTCAACTTCTTTTGTTTCAGTCAGGGTTGTAAAGTAATCGCCTGTCAAGACCGTACCGTCGTCACGATTGCCAAGGGTGCTATATTTTGTCCTCGGCCAAGTTACTGCTCGGCAAATTCCCTGTTTTTCCCATTCAGGATCACCCGGCTGATAGCCGCTCCTTTGTAAATTCCGTGCCTCGTCAACAGAAACTTCATTGTTGGTAACTAGTATGCATCGCCTGTGACCGCTGTCCTCAGCGTTCAATAGATTCACGGCGTGGAGAGTCGTACCACTCCCAGCGAAGAAATCAACAATGAGAGCATTTGGGTTATCTTTAATTACCACACCAAGCGCATCATGTACCGCATAAAGTGATTTAGGGAAAGAAAATGTATTGGGTTTATTGAGTATACTTGTAATCATGTCAGTTCCATATGTTCCTGCATTGTGAGAGTTTCGGTACCAAACAGTTCGGACGAGCTGATTTGTCTCTCCAGCATATTCCACCTCAACGGCTCCAGTAACATTGTTACGCCCAGTTATGATTATCTCTCCACGTTCAATCTGTTCGCGTTGTTTCTTAAACAAATATTTAATAGGCCATGTCTTTCGCTTAGGATCGAATTTTCCAACAGAAACATATCCAAGCTCTATCATCTTATTTAAAGTTTCATTGCTCATTGACCATCGGCCTTCTGATAAATCAGTTCGAACGGGCCATGCTGCTTTATATCCATCTATAGTAGCATCGTAATCAGGGTGTTCTCCTAATGGTAAAACATCCCCAGCCTTGACAACCCGGCTATTTTCTTCATCAATTAATATTGGATAGTATAAATTAGGTGAATCTTGCCTATATGAATCACTGCCTCGTCTAAGTAAAGATGCCCATGTTACCTTTTTAGAAAAAGTATCGTTTTCGCCAAGCATTCTATCGTACCAACTTGAAATATTCGCCATCGGCATAAAAACATAAATAATATACTCCTCAACTCGAGCAAAATGTCCTTGTGATACGCCTTTATAATTAATTACGTCAGTTACCATCTGAATATGAGCCTCAGGGAAAAGCTCCGCAAGTAAAGTGCGAAGATGATGAACTTCGTGCTCATCGATTGTAACAATCAATATACCCGTATCAGGGTTCAATATCCTTCTAGCAATTTTTAATCTTTTTTGCATCATTGAAAGCCATTTGCTATGGCGCCAGTTATCACTAGAATCTACGTAATCATTATTGTATTTCCAATCCCGCGCACCTGTGTTGTATGGTGGATCAATATAAATACAATCAACCTTCTTGGGGTAGAGATATTCTAGTAACTGAAGTGCATGGTAATTATCTGCTTCAATGATTGAATGCCATAAATTACTATCAGGCGCATTTTCTACAGAATCAATTGGCTGAAGAGTAGGAAATATCGGTTCCCCAAACTGAGCAACTGAAACTAACTCCATAAGTGGGGAGTTCATTATATCCCCTGTTGTTTTATTACGGCAAATAGCAGAATCACCATCTATTTTTATTACTGTATATACATCATTAATGTGGCCAGTTTTTAACGCAACTGTCGAACCGCGTTTGATAGGAACGTTGTAAAGAGGAGTACATTCTGGGATATGCTCCTCAAATACGAGTCCAAATTTTTTATTTTTTGAAATGCGGGCAAATTCCTGTTCCAAGCGGCTACGCAAGGAAGTGTCCGGAATTTGGCGCAATAAATCATCAATTGCAGCCATTTCTTTTGATCCTCCTATGTTAATAATCATTCGATTCGTATTTACTCCACGAACGACCAAATAATTCATTTCCGTCCGATAAGCGTAAGATTGCTGTCTCTTCTAAGATTTTATGAGCCTTTGTAGTTGTAGAGTCAGCTTTATCAAATGCAATAAAAACCTGACGTCTACTGGTCTGATAACGTTCCAATATGCGTTCCAGATGAACATCCTCGATACGCTTTAAAATATTTGAATCATGGATAAGTGCAGGGATTGGACGTAATTCAAGTATGCTTAAATCGTACACAACAAGGCTCTTGTATGCTGTTCCCTCACTTGTATTGCTAGGTGTTTCAAAGACGATCTCCTTTTGAGGAGTGATATACAAAAGAGGGGCAGTTTCCTGTTCCTCAGTTACTACACCGTTAATTTTATTCATGCGCAGATTTATGTCATCTTGTATTTCATCCAATTTTTCAGTTTGTTGCTGCAACAGTTTTTCAAGTATTTGTTCTGCATCAGCTCGTGCATCCTGAAGCTCTTTTTGATGAATCAATTCCGCTGTTTCTTCCTCAAGCTTATCAATACTTTTAGACACATTAACACACTGAGATAGTACTCTCTCAGACATCTCTTTTGCAAGACCAGACTCTTCAATTTTTCGATTAAGTCGCATAATCTCTTGATCATACTGATTGATTAACGGTTGTAATCGTTCGATTTCCTGATTCATTTCTTCGCCAAGGATTTCCCTAATTTTCTTATGAAAATATTCAATCTCTTCAAAAGCTTTTATATTAGTGTTTGGGAAAAAATGTACCAAGGAATCAAATTCACTTGCGGTGTCTACTTTGTTATCAGCAATATTGCTCTTTATAGCATTAAGTTGTGATTGGAGGCGATTACGCTTGCGAACAAAGCTATTTAATTCTTTTTGAATTGCTGTTATTCTCTCAAACGCCTGAGTGTCAAATCCAAACAAGGCTAATTGAGCTTCTTCACTATTTTTCATTAGCTTTTGAAGTCTATTCCTCAACGACTCTATTGTTTTTTGGTTACTCTCAATTTTCTCTATGTCAACCTTTTGGCGCTGGCGAGATTTAAGTTGTGAAGACTTAATTCCGAGTTCTTCCTCCATACTTCTTATAGAAGCAAGAATTCTATAGTGCCCGAATAGCTTTAATAGAAAATCTACAGCCTTTTCATCCTGTTCACGAGGTTTTACAAGCAACGGATACTTTTCAAGTGTATTTTCACGGCCATAGATACGGAAAAAACGCTCGGTTATTTCTGAAAATGCAAGGGAAGGAATCCCAATTTTATATTCCTGAAACAGAAATTTCCGAAAATCTTCTAGCGATAATTTTGTAATGAAATGGCCCTCTTCATCACTCCGATATACATTTTTAGGATCATCCGTACTTCTATAGAAATAGTATGGTTGTTCATCAAACTCGAAAGTGAAATAGATGATATGCGAACCTATTTCCTTTTTTATATCATCAGTTAGGGAGTAGTAGCTTTCACCGCCGAATACATAATCTATAATCCATAGAAATGTTGATTTTCCGATTGCATTACTACCACCTGCACTACCTAAAACTGTATTTAGACCAGAGTTAAACCGGATAACTCGATGATCCGGTGCAAATTTATCACACTGAATTTCCTTTAACATAGCGAAGCACCCTCCCTTCCTCAATTAATTCAATTTTACCTAATGCAAACAAACAGTTTAAAGCACTTAGAAAATCAGCTAAGTCCTTTTTACGAGAAGCTGTTATTTCAAACAACTCTTTAGGGGACATGTCCTGCTGCGTTAATGCCTCTAAGATATCCGGAAAAAGAGCAATAACGCTATTAGTATAGGGAATTACTTTATTTGGTAACCTCATCGAACACCTCACACCTTTGTACGAAGTAGGAGATTATAATCTCACACGCTCCTCTATATTTGCGGCCTGTCTTTTCAAACAATGTTTCAACAAGCAGATAGTAAATTTCGCTTTGTGATATATGTGATTCACTTGCATCTTCATACATCCGTCTAATGCTTTTAGCAAACCTATCAACGTTTAATCTGTTTTCACCAGCTAGCCGATATAATGAATCGTTTACCCCCTCATATAACTGCCTGACATCAAACAGCACCCGATCCTTCAACCGCTTTTCGGTAATTTTATTCTCAACCTTAACAGGCTTGATTTTTAGCTGTGTATCATCGGTAACATCCATTAAATCTACTTCCCGAAGTACTTGTTCAATTTGTTTTTCTAGTGTATATCGCGAAGTAGCATCCCTTGCTATCATAAGATTTTCCAGGTCACGCTTGTCCGAAAGCAAAGCCAATTTCTCTTCTTCGGAGGCACTCTGGATTTCGCGTTCACACTCAACACACAGAAGCACTTCATCCGTTTCTGAAAGGCGAACGACTTTAGCGTAGTTAATGTCATTGCCTTCTTTTTTAATACCTAAAACTCTTCCGCACTTTTGGCATTTGCCCCCTGTTTCTGCAAGCAACACGAGAGAGTGGGCGTCAATCGCAATTTCGTAAGCAGTCTCTGGAATCAAATTACTATATGCCGTAATGAAGCTTATGTCTAATTTTTTATCTTCAAAGGAATGTATGTACTCATCTGTTATCTCACTAACACTGCCTTCGCAATTTCGATTTTCGACGTAAAGCACTGTATAAAGTAGGATTCCTGCAAGGAAGTCCTCCAATACAAAGGAATTACGCTTTATGATATCTTCCTTTGTCATGCGGTTTACTATTTCAACAATTGTATCAGGCTCGATAGAGTTATCAGATGCAATAATGTCTTTTAGGGCTAAAACGATTAGGCTTCTCTTATTACTATTCAACATCTGGAGAATGTTTTGCTTAAAGTAATCTGAAATATCATGAGGATCTACATCAGGAGCTGTTTCAGTTACTATTGGGGATAAATTTTTTTTGCCTAGTATTAAATCTGAAACGGTACCATCTTCACCACTAATATCATAAGTGGGCGCAATAGAAAGAAGCATGGTACCACACAATCGTTTTTGTGTAACTCTTTTAGCCATGCATTTCTTTAAAATTGTTGCAAAAGTACCAAAGCATAACTTTTTCATACATTGCGCCCCCTTCAATAATTTTATTTCTTCGGAGTATCATCATCGATGTAGTCAACGATATCGCCTATGTTAACTTCAAGAGCTTTACAGATTCTTCCTAACACATCCATGCTTACCGGTAAATCTTTACCCATTTTTGCTAACGTTGTTGAAGTTAAATTTGTTCTTTCCATTAAATCCTTTTTCAACATCTTTTTATCAATTAAAAGCTTCCATAGTTTATTATAACTAAATGCCATTTTTAACGCCCTCCAAGCACTATTGGATGGTTTTTATTGATGCGTATTTACTAATTATAGCAATTTACTAAGCGAATTTCAATCAATAATCTAAAAATACTAAGTATTTCTTTACAAATGCTTAGTTTTTTTGTCGTGATGTAAAAAAAGAATTTGCGGAGTATCAGCGGAGTGTCAGCAGAGTGCCAGCTGAGGATTTAAGACGCCCAAATTATTAGAATTTAAATAGATGGTAAGACAAGCTTACTTTAGCAAATAGAAAAACTTGACCGCTTACCAGCTACAAAAAAAATATATCAAATGCCTGATTTGCAATAAGGGCAAAGGATACATATTGCAACGTTTCAGTCCGTTTAGGATTGTTATGCGTTGCAATAGAAGTACCTTACCTTGTTGCGATCATTTTCAGGATATAAGGGTCTGTGTACTTCTAGTACAGGCCTATTTTTGTATCCTTTGCCGCCAGTGCAATCCGGCGGAAAGGATGCAAAATGAAAATTAGAATTCTGTATGACAACAAACCTACCTATCTGGAGGTGCCAGACGAGGACTGCACTGTAATGATTGATGCGGATTATGAAGACAGGCTATCTTCTGCTGAAGATAAAGAAACTGTAACTCGACGATCTGTCCAAGAAATTATAGATGAGCGGTTCAATAAGCCGGAATATAACAACTGGCATAAATTTGATAGACACAGGGGCATGCCCAAGAAGCCATTTCGCAAGGATGACGAGGCTGAAGATGAAATCGATCATATGGACTATTTTCCTGATAACTCAGATGAAGAGGCTCGGGAGAAGCAGGCAGAGTATGAATATATCTGTGAAATTATTCGCAAGAATCTCAAAGAAAAACAGGCAGAACTTCTCATAGCTATCGTCATGGATGGCATTTCTGTAACAGAATATGCAAGGCGTGAAGGGGTTACAGTAGGTGCCATTTCACATCGCATGGAAACTGCAATGAAAAATTTCAAAAAAGTTTTTCCTAAATCCTCAACTTTCCCCTCTTCTCAAGGCTAAAAGGTAGAGGGCAGTACATAAACGCTCTCGGAAAGAGGTGAAGAACATGAAACACAATTTGAAAATCAGTGTTTCAAAACATCCACAGTCTGGCGGGATTGTTTCCTGTCGTAATGTCACCATTAGGGAGCGTTTCCTTCGTTTCTTACTTGGTGATAAGCAGAAACTGACTATCCTTGTTCCAGGTGATACCGTACAGGAACTCGCTATCTGTGAGATTAAGGAGGGAGGAATAAGTCATGAGCAAAATCAAGTTACTCCTTGATGTGGTTTCTGATATGCGTTCTTTGGCAGACAGCATACAGGCGGTTGCAGAAGTAATGGCGGGCAATGAACCTGTCGAAACAAAAGAACCGACTACAACTGTAAAAGAGCCTAAACCAAAGAAAAAAGAAATCACATTGGAGGAAGTCAGAGCGAAACTCGCTGAAAAGAGTCAAGCCGGTCTTACTGCTGAAGTGAGGGAGATTATAAAAAAATATGGCGGCTCTAAATTAAGTGAAGTTGATTCAAAACATTATGCAAATATGCTGAAGGACGTGGAGGTACTTGGCAATGAGTGATCACGCAGTACTTTCCGCATCTGGGTCGCATAGGTGGCTTCACTGTCTTCCGTCTGCAAGATTGGAACTGGAGTTTGTAAATAACGAATCCAATGCAGCAGCCGAAGGTACCGCCGCCCATGCTCTTTGTGAACATAAACTTAAAAAAGCACTTCATATGAGAAGTAAGCGTCCTATCTCGGATTATAACACCGATGAGATGGAAGAACACAGTGATGCTTATGTGGAATTTGTAATGGAGCAGCTTGAAATAGCGAAGCAAAGCTGTACGGACCCGCTGGTACTTATTGAACAACGTCTTGATTTTTCTTGCTATGTGCCGGAGGGATTCGGAACGGGTGACTGCATCATCATTGCCGATAAAGGGCTTCATATTATCGATTTTAAATATGGCATGGGGGTGCTCGTAGATGTGGTGGATAACCCGCAGATGAAACTGTATGCACTTGGAGCTTTGGAAATCTACGATAGACTATATGACATTGAGGAGGTTTCCATGACCATCTTCCAACCACGTAGGGAGAATGTCAGCACATGGACTATATCCGTAAAGGAATTAAAAGACTGGGCAGAAAATGAACTAAAACCAAAGGCATTGATGGCCTATGACGGTGAAGGTGAATATCTTCCAGGTGAGTGGTGTACTTTCTGCCGAGCTGCTGTTAAATGCCGTGCAAGAGCAGAAGAAAAGCTGAAACTGGCACAGTCGGAGTTTAAATTACCACCTCTACTTACGGACGCTGAAATTGAGGAAGTCCTTGCTAAATTGACAGACCTTACGAAGTGGGCAAACGAAATCATTTCTTATGCCACGGATGCTGCAGTCAATCACGGTAAAGAGTGGCATGGGTTTAAGATAGTTGAGGGTAGGTCTGTCCGTAAATATAAAGATGAAGATGCTGTGGCTGAAGCAGTCAAGGCAAATGGCTATAAGGATATCTACCGTCAGAGTCTCATTACATTAACAGAAATGCAGAAGTTAATGGGTAAGGCAAAATTTGAGGAAATTCTCGGTGGCCTCATACATAAACCACCGGGCAAACCGACGCTAGTCCCACTTTCAGATAAGCGTCCGGTTATGAATGTATCAAACGTAAAAAACGAATTTAACGAAATAACGGAGGTATTGGAATATGAATAATCAAAACAGAACTAAGGTTGTTACAAGTGTAAATACAAGGCTAAGCTATTTTCATGGCTGGGAACCGGTATCCATCAATGGCGGAGCGGAAAAGTACAGCGTTTCAGTACTGATTCCCAAGACAGATAAGGAAACCATCAATGCAATTAATGCAGCAGTAGATGCAGCTATTGAAGAGGGCATTGCAAAGTTTGGAGGTAAGAAACCGAATAAGGCTGCCATCAAGTTGCCGCTTAGGGATGGGGACGTGGAGCGTGACGACGAGGCTTACAAAGGTCATTATTTCGTAAATGCCAACAGCAATACTCCACCTCAGATTGTAGACAAAGCGGTCAGACCTATTCTAGATCGTAATGAGGTGTACAGCGGTTGCTATGCGAGAGTATCCCTTAATTTCTATGCTTTCAACTCAAATGGAAATAAGGGCGTAGCCTGTGGACTTGGCAATATCCAGAAGGTAAGGGACGGAGAGCCTTTAGGTGGCAGAACTAATGCTGCGGATGATTTCACCACTGTTGAAGATGATGATTTCCTGGCATAACAGATAAATAATTAGACAGACGAGGTGGCGGAGGAAGTTCTTCTGCCACTTTGTTTGTATTCGAAAGGACGGTAATATATGAATTCTATTTCTGTTGACATAGAGACGTTTTCGAGTGTCAATCTTCAAAAATGCGGAGTTTACCGTTATGTCGAGAGTGATGATTTTGAAATTCTGCTGTTTGGCTATTCCATTGACAATGGCGAAGTACAGGTTATTGATCTTGCCTGTGGAGAGGAAATCCCGGAGGAGATTATCAATGCCCTCATGGATAATTCCGTAACCAAGTGGGCTTTTAATGCAATGTTCGAGCGTGTTTGTATATCGAAATGGCTTAATCTTTCAGAATATCTTGACCCTGTATCATGGAAGTGCTCCATGATATGGTCGGCATATATGGGACTTCCTCTTTCTCTAGAAGGTGTCGGTGCTGTTTTAGGATTGGAAAAACAAAAGCTAACTGAGGGTAAAGACTTAATCAGATACTTTTGTACACCTTGCACTCCTACAAAATCAAATGGGGGTCGAGTACGAAATCTGCCGGAACATGATTTGGATAAATGGGAGCGTTTTAAAGCCTATAACCTTCGTGACGTGGAAGCCGAGATGTCTATAAAGCAGAGATTATCCAAGTTTCAGATGCCAGAGAATATATGGGCGGAATATCATCTTGACCAGGAAATCAATGATCGTGGCATTGCCATTGATATGACCTTTGTCAAACAGGCTGTCGCAATAGATGAACATACCCGTGAAAAGCTAACTGCTCTTATGCAGGACATGACTAATCTAGAGAATCCAAACTCGGTGCAACAAATGAAAGGTTGGCTTTCAGAGAATGGGTTAGAAACAGATACCCTTGGTAAAAAAGCAGTTTCAGAGATGTTAAAGACAGCACCTGAACCACTAGGCACTGTTTTGGAGCTTCGTCAGCAGCTTGCTAAATCATCTGTGAAGAAATACACAGCAATGGAAAATGCGGTATGCCATGACGGTCGTGCTAGAGGGATGTTTCAATTTTACGGAGCCAACAGAACGGGCAGGTTTTCTGGGCGGCTGATTCAATTGCAGAATCTCCCTCAAAACCATATGCCTGATTTGGAACAGGCCCGTGCTTTAGTTCGTAGTGGAAACTTTGATGCCCTCACTCTGCTCTATGATTCCGTACCTGAGGTCTTATCGGAACTTATCCGTACTGCTTTTATACCCCGTGATGGAATGAAGTTTATCGTTGCAGACTTCTCAGCGATTGAGGCTCGTGTCATTGCCTGGCTTGCAGGTGAGAAATGGAGAACAGAGGTATTCCAAAAGGGTGGTGACATCTACTGTGCCAGTGCCTCTCAGATGTTTAATGTACCTGTTGAAAAACACGGTGTGAACGGACATCTTCGTCAAAAAGGCAAAATAGCCGAACTTGCACTCGGCTATGGTGGGTCTGTTGGAGCATTAAAATCGATGGGTGCTTTAGAGATGGGAATTGAAGAAGAAGAACTTCAGCCTCTTGTAAATGCTTGGAGACAGTCCAACCCCAATATCACAAAACTTTGGTGGGATGTTGACCGTGCGGTAAAAACCTGTGTTAAGCAGAAAACTCCCACAGAGACACACGGCATTCAATTTATATATCAAAGTGGAATGCTCTTTATTGTTCTTCCTTCCGGTAGACGGCTTGCCTATGTAAAACCTCGTATGGGAGAGAATGTTTTTGGCGGTGAGTCGGTTACTTATGAAGGTGTCGGCGGAACGAAAAAATGGGAAAGAATCGAAAGCTACGGACCCAAATTTGTAGAGAATATTGTTCAGGCAATCAGCCGTGACATTTTGTGCTACGCCATGCAGACATTAAAGAATTGTTCTATTGTGGCTCATGTACATGATGAAATTATTATCGAAGCAGATATGAGAATGTCACTTCCTACCGTTTGTGAACAGATGGGACGAACACCAAGCTGGGCAAAAGGTCTGTTACTTAGTGCCGATGGCTATGAGTGTCAGTTTTATCAAAAAGATTAAATTAATTTTTCAAAATCCTCAACATTCATTACCTCCTGTGGCTATTAGGTAGAGGAACTTTCCTCTGACTAAATTACAGGAGGTAATTCGTATGGACGAATTAGTAAGAATCAACTATGAAAATCATCGACCAACCGTACTCGGTCGTGATTTACATGAAGCCTTGGAAGTCAAGACAGCGTATAAGGACTGGTTTCCAAGAATGTGTGAGTATGGATTTGAGGAAGGGTCAGACTTTAGCTCATTTTTGAGCGAAAGTACTGGAGGCAGACCAAGCGTAGATCATCAGCTTACCATCGACATGGCAAAAGAGCTATGCATGATACAGCGTACTCCAAAAGGAAAGCAGTGCCGCCAATACTTCCTTGATATTGAGAGGAAGTGGAATTCACCAGAGGCAATCATGGCAAGGGCACTACAGTTAGCCAATCAACAGCTAACTCAAATAAGACATCAAAATAAACTGCTTGAAGGTACGATTGCTGTTCAGAATCAACAGATTACAGAAATGAAACCGAAGGTGTCCTATTATGATGTGGTTCTAAATTGTAAAGACCTTATTTCCACATCGGCAATTGCTAAGGATTATGGCAAGTCTGCTATATGGATGAACCGTTATCTTCATGATAAAGGCATCCAGTTCAAGCAGGGTGACATCTGGCTTTTATATCAGAAGTATGCGGAGAAAGGCTACACCAGTACCAAAACACATAGCTACCTTGGCAGTAAAGGAGAACAACATACAAAGGTTCATACTTACTGGACACAAAAAGGCAGACTCTTCATTTATGAACTTATGAAGGCAGACGGTATCTTACCACAGATAGAAATGGAGGGTGCGTAATGGGAATCAACAAATTCAATCCTGAGGGTTACCATGATCCAACTCCTCATGAAGCACTGACCAACATAATGAGAAAGGAAAAGGCAGATAAAAAATCTGCCTTTAAGCCGCTTGTATATATTTGTTCTCCCTATTCCGGTGATATAGAAGGGAACGTTGAAAAGGCTCGTAGCTTTTGTAGATTTGCCTTGGAGCAAAATTGTATACCAATTGCTCCGCACCTTATGTTTCCGCAGTTTATGGATGATGAAAACCTAAATGAACGGGAACTTGCAATTTTCATGGATATCGTGCTCATGGGAAAGTGCTCTGAGGTATGGGTGCTTGGGAACATCATCTCAAGCGGTATGACAAGGGAGATTGAAGTAGCTAAAAAACGCAGACAGACGGTCAGATATTTTAATCCGGAGTATAAGGAGGTCGAAAGGCTATGAAAATCGCAGTGGGCAACAGCCGGATGGATAAAAAGTGGAAAAACAGTGATGTTTCATGGGAGGATTTTTGCTCCCGTGTAAAAACGACACAACGTACCACAGAAACGGTAGAGGAATATCGGAAACTTAAAAAAGGCCAACAGGATGACATCAAGGATGTAGGCGGCTTTGTCGGAGGGCATCTAAAAGAAGGAAGGCGAAAGAAGGGTAATGTTCTATGCCGCTCTTTGCTTACCCTTGATATGGACTACGGTAAGCCGGATATCTGGGAGCAAATATCAATGCTTTTCGATTTTAAATGCTGCGTCTACTCCACCCATAAACACACACCAGAAAATCCAAGACTTAGGCTTATTATTCCACTTGCTCGTGAAATCAGCGAAGAAGAATATGCAGCCGTTGGACGTATGGTGGCAAAAGAAATCGGTATTGACCTTTTCGATGACACGACATATGAAGCGCATCGCCTTATGTATTGGCCATCCACATCCTCAAATGGTGAATTTGTCTATGAAGAACAGGATGGAGCATTACTTGATCCTGATATTTATCTTTCAAAATATGAAAACTGGCATGATACATCAACTTGGCCGGTATCAAGCAGACAGTCTGAAGTTATTAATCGCAGTCTTAAGGAGCAGGCAGACCCGCTTTTAAAGGAGGGTGTGGTAGGAACATTCTGTCGTACCTATTCCGTTTGTGAAGCAATTGAGAAATTCTTAGGTGCAGTATATACCCCATCTGCTATGGAAGGCCGCTATGACTATATCCCGGCTGACAGTAGTGCAGGTGTGATTATCTATGATGATAAGTTCGCATACAGTCACCATGCCACCGATCCGGCAAGCGGTCTACTCTTAAATGCTTTTGACCTTGTTCGCATTCATAAATTCGGTTCTTTAGATGATAAGGTCTCCACTACTACGGCTCCCGGCAGGATGCCGTCTTTTGTAGCAATGTGTGAGTTTGCCATAAAAGACGATGCAGTGAAAGCAGAGTTTGCCAAGGAAAGACAGGCTCAAGCTGAAGAGGAGTTTAGCGATGAAGATTGGCAGACGGGATTGGAACTGGATAAGCAAGGGCGAATAAAAGACACACTAGACAACATTGTCCTAATTATTCGGCATGATGGGAATTTACAACATATAGCTTTTAACTGCCACCGTGATGGTATTGATGCCAAAGGTGGTTTGCCTTGGGAACAGATTAAGGCTGGCTGGAATGATTCAGATAACGCATTACTTAAAGTGTACTTAAGCAGTATGTATGGAGTTTATTCTCCTACTAAGACCAAGGATGCAGTGGTAGCTGTAGCTACGGAGAGAGCCTACCATCCTATTAAGGAGTATCTGAACTCCCTGCCAAAATGGGATGGTATTAATCGGGTGGAAAACCTGCTTATTGATTATTTCGGTGCAACGGATAATTCCTATACAAAAGCAGTCATTCGTAAAACTATGGTTGCAGCGGTAGCCCGTATTTATAGACCAGGTACAAAATTTGACAGTGTGCTTATCTTAAACGGACCCCAGGGCATCGGTAAGTCTACCTTTTTTGCCAAACTTGCTGGAGATTGGTTTTCGGACAGTTTGACCATTACGGATATGAAGGATAAAGCAGGTCCTGAAAAATTGCAGGGATATTGGATGTTGGAACTGGGTGAGCTTGCCGGAATGCGTAAGACCGATGTGGAGGTTGTTAAGTCTTTTATCTCTAGGACTGATGATAAGTACCGTGCAAGTTATGGAGTCAATGTAGAAAGCCATCCCCGTCAATGTGTGATTGTGGGTTCTACAAATGCAGAAAGCGGATTTCTTCGGGATATTACGGGCAACCGCAGATTCTGGCCAGTCCGCATTAGTGGTAACAGTAAAAAGAAAGCTTGGCAGATGACAAAAGAGGAAGTTCAGCAGATCTGGGCAGAGACACTGGTGCTTTATGAGAATGGTGAAAAACTCTACCTTGAAGGTGATGATCTACATTTAGCAACCAGTGAACAGGCTGATGCAATGGAAACCGACGAACGAGAAGGACTGGTTCGTACCTATCTGGATACCCTTTTGCCAGATGATTGGGATGCCATGTCTTTGTACGAGCGTAGAAATTTCCTTGGCGGTAGCGAGTTTGGTGGCGGCACCCGTGTTGGAACAGTAAAAAGAACCCTTGTTTGTAATATGGAGATTTGGTGTGAGTGTTTCGGTAAAGAGGCATCAATGCTAAAGCCTTCAGACTCCTATGCCATCGGTGCCATTATGAGAAAAATCAGTGAGTGGAACAAGTACACCGGGAACAAGAATGGTGTAGTGACGTTTCCTGTCTACGGAAAGCAGCGAGCTTATTCCCGAAATGAGGAACAAAGCTAAAGTTGTACCATACTTTGTTCCCAGACTTGTTCACTCGCAAATATAGATAAAGCAATAAAGAATGACGGTTTGGAACAAGTGGAACAAGAAATTACCTTTATATATAAAAGATGATAAAAAGAAGAGTGTAAGCCTGTGCATACGTATATACACGCGCGTATAGGAAAAATCGGTCAAAGTTGTTTTCTTGTTCCGAGCCTTTATATAGGAGGAATTTATGCTTGAAAAAGTTATCGAAAAGAAACTGGTGGCGGCGGTAAAAAAGATGGGAGGTATTGCGGCGAAGTTTGTTAGTCCTGGTTTAGATGGAATGCCAGACCGCCTGGTACTTTTGCCAAATGGGAAGATGGCATTTGTGGAATTAAAGGCTCCCGGTAAGAAACCCCGTCCGCTACAGCTTAGAAGAATAAAGCAATTACAACAGTTAGGATTTGCCTGCTATGTAATTGACAATGATGATCAGATTGGAGGGATACTCGATGAAATACAATCCTCATAAATATCAGACCTACGCGACCAACTTCATTTTAGAGCATCCCATAGCTGCAATATTCTTGGAGATGGGTCTTGGGAAAAGCGTGATTACACTTACTGCTATATTTGACTTGTGCCTTGATAGTTTTGAAGTCGGAAAGGTTCTGGTCATTGCCCCACTCCGGGTAGCAAGGGATACTTGGCCAGCTGAGATAAATAAGTGGGAGCATCTAAAAGGACTGAAGTTTTCAGTGGTAATCGGTACAGAGCAAGAGCGTCTTTCAGCACTTAGGAAACCTGCAAGTGTCTATCTTATAAATAGAGAAAATGTAGATTGGTTGGTAAACAAAAGCGATGTTCCCTTTACTTTCGATATGGTGGTCATTGATGAGCTGTCATCCTTTAAGTCCTACGGTGCAAAAAGGTTCAAAAGCTTACTAAAAGCCAGACCAAGGGCAAAACGTATTGTGGGTCTTACGGGTACACCATCAAGTAACGGTTTAATGGATTTGTGGGCAGAGTTTCGTATTCTCGACATGGGTAAAAGACTCGGCAGGTACATAACTCACTACCGCAATTCCTTCTTTACTCCGGATAAACGTAATCAGCAGATTGTGTTTTCATATAAACCGTTACCCGGGGCAGGGGACGCAATATATCGGCTCATTTCGGATATCACCATTTCCATGAAGTCAGTGGATTTTCTGAAAATGCCAGAATGCGTGATCAATGAAGTGCCTGTATATTTGAGTGAAAAAGAGCAGTCGGTGTATAACAACTTTCGTGAAGAGATGGTTCTTGCACTTGCTAGTGAAGAGATTGATGCCATGAATGCAGCAGTCCTTTCAGGCAAACTCCTACAGATGGCAAACGGTGCTATCTATGATGAAGATAAAAGTGCCCATTTCATTCATGATCGAAAGCTGGATGCCCTTGAAGATTTAATTGAAGGTGCAAATGGCAAACCTGTGCTTATTGCCTATTGGTATAATCACGATTTAGAGCGTATCAAGGCGAAATTCAAAGTCCGTGAAATTAAGACTTCCAAGGATATTAAGGATTGGAATAATGGCGATATTTCTGTAGCAGTTATTCATCCTGCATCAGCAGGACATGGTCTGAACTTACAAAGTGGTGGTTCAACTCTGATATGGTTTGGACTTACATGGAGTCTGGAACTGTATCAGCAAACCAATGCGAGACTTTGGAGGCAAGGCCAAAATGAAACGGTTGTAATCCATCACATCATTACCAAAGGCACTATTGATGAAGATGTTATGAACGCCTTGAAACGAAAGGAAAAGACACAGAACGACCTAATCAATGCGGTCAAAGCAAATCTTGGGAAAGCGAGGGAGGCGGTATGATGGACGCATTTGAAAAATTGGCGAATGCCATTATTCTACAAGCAGTTAAGGATTACCGCTTTGCACTACAAAGATTGGTGAAATATCCTCGTAATGATTCTGCTTTATATACGAAACGTGAGGTTGAGCGATTCTTCCGTTCCAGACTTTTCTCTAACATAACCTCCCTTGAACCAGAAATGTTAATTCAAAAGCTACATGAGGAGGTGGTTAGGCGATGACGGCAAAGGAATTCTTAAAGCAGGCTTACCGTCTAAATGAATTGATAAATGTAAATTATATAATTAAATTAGCCAAAAATTCTAATCTCAAAATACACAGATTTGTACATTTTCTATTGTATAATATTTTCAAAAAAACGATAGGGGAAATATTATGCGTAGGGATGTGGCTAATCAAATAAATTTATTGAGAGAGGAGTTTGGGTTGTTGAACAAGAGTGAACTAGCTAGAAGATTTAACTGTGATAGAAGAACTGTAGATAGATACATTTCTAATTTAGGAAATGATA